TCAAAGCAGATTGGTCCACGTAAGATTAATCAGCTTGCAAATATCGTAGAAGAGAAATGCTCTGAATATAAAAGAGCTATTAAGGTAGAGGACATTAACGACTTAATCGAAGATGAACTTATCTACCGAAACTACAACAATCTCGTTCGTGCCTTTATACAATATAGGTACAATAAAGAATTAGTTAGAAATTCTAATACTACTGATGAATCGATCTTAAGCTTGATCAACTTAAGTAACGAAGAACTTAAACAAGAGAACTCTAATAAGAATCCGACTATTTCATCTACGCAGCGCGACTACATGGCAGGTGAGGTCAGTAAAGATCTTACACGTAGGCTAATACTTCCTAAGGATATAGTCAAAGCTCATGATGAAGGAACTATTCACTTCCATGACATGGATTACTTTGCGCAGCGTATCCATAACTGTGACTTAGTTAATCTAGAAGACATGCTGCAGAACGGAACCGTCATTTCCGGTACCCTGATTGAAAGACCGCACAGTTTCTCCACTGCGTGTAATGTAGCTACGCAGATCGTAGCGCAAGTTGCTAGTAGTCAGTATGGTGGTCAGAGTATCACGCTCTCACATCTTGCACCTTTCGTAGATGTAAGTAGACAGAAGATCAAAGCAGAAGTAGTAGAAGAACAGAAGAAAGCTGCAGCCCTACATTATGGTGAGCCAGTTCCAGTTAGTGAAGACTTAGAAAAGCTAATTGATGAAATTACAGAACAGAGAGTTCGACTCGAGGTTAAGAGAGGCGTGCAAACTATTCAGTACCAGGTTAATACTCTCATGACTACTAACGGTCAAGCGCCTTTCATTACTGTATTTATGTATCTTAATGAAGTGGAAGATGAACAGACTAGAAAGGACCTAGCAATGATCATCGAAGAAGTGCTTCTCCAAAGATACGAAGGAATCAAGAATGAGAAGGGTGTTTGGATCACGCCAGCATTCCCTAAACTAATCTATGTTCTAGAAGAAGATAATGTATATCCAGATTCTGACTACTGGTACTTAACTAAGCTTGCGGCAAAGTGCAGTGCTAAGCGTTTAGTTCCAGATTATATTAGTGAGAAGATCATGAAGGAACTAAAAGAAGGTGGTTGCTTCGCACCTATGGGATGTAGATCCTGTCTTTCTCCTTGGTATGATGAAGATGGTAAGCAGAAATGGTATGGCCGCTTTAACAAAGGTGTTGTTACTGTTAATCTAGTAGATGTAGCATGTGCTGCAGCAGGAGATAATTATGCTAAGGATCTAGCAAGCTTCTGGAAGAACTTCGATGAAGTACTCGAGTTGTGTCACCGCGCTCTTCTCTGTCGTTATGATCGACTAAAGGGCACTATCAGTGATGTAGCTCCGATCCTTTGGCAGCATGGCGCAATTGCTAGACTAAAGAAAGGTGAGACTATCGATAAGCTACTCACTGGCGGTTACTCTACTATCAGCCTAGGCTATGCTGGACTTTGGGAGTGTGTAGTAGAATTGATTGGTAAGGATCTTCTTACTGAAGAAGGTCAGGAACTCGGACTAGAGATCATGCGTTACATGAATAAAAAGTGTGATGAGTGGAATGAAGAGCTTTACCTAGGCTTCGGTATCTATGGTACGCCGCTAGAAAGCACAACTTACAAGTTTGCTAAGTGTCTTCAGAAGAGATTCGGTGAAATCCCTGGGGTTACCGATAAGAACTATATCACTAACAGCTATCATATCCATGTAGAGAAGTGCATTGATCCTTTCGAGAAACTAAAGGTAGAAAGTAAGTTCCAGAAGCTCTCATCAGGCGGCGCGATCAGTTACATCGAAAGTGCTAACTTAGAAAACAATCTAGAAGCAGTACTTACGGTAATTCAGTATATCTATGATAACATCATGTACGCTGAGTTAAACACTAAGTCAGACTACTGTCATGTGTGCGGCTGGGATCGTGAAATCCTTATTGAAGAAGATGAGTCAGGTAAGTTAATCTGGAAGTGCCCTAACTGCGGTAACACTGATCAGTCTAAGATGAATGTCGCTAGAAGAACTTGTGGATACATAGGTAGTCAGTATTGGAACCAGGGTAGAACCCAAGAAATCCTAGACCGCTATGTACACTTAGACTGTCATGACTGTGGGTGCTAAATGAACTATAATATTATTAAACAACTTGATATAGCAAACGGACCTGGATGCAGAGTATCTCTCTTCGTCCAGGGCTGCGACTTTAACTGTCCTGGATGTTTTAATGGAGTTGCGAAAGATTTTAAAGGTGGCAGTAAGTTTACTAAACAAACTAAAGATGCTATTTTTTCTTTAGCAGAACCGGCACATATTAGCGGACTAAGCATCTTAGGAGGTGAACCACTACATCCTCAGAATCGATCTGAGGTACTCCAACTTGCTAGAGAGTTTAAGGAGAAGTATCCAACTAAGACTGTCTGGATTTGGACCGGCTATGAATTCGAAGACGTAGCAGAAGACCTTTTAAACTCTGCAATAGATGTGATAGTAGACGGTCGATTCATAGAAGAGCAGAAGGATCTACGGCTTAAATACCGAGGCTCCTCAAACCAGAGAGTTATAGATTTAAAGGAAACTGCTTGTACTGGAAGTGTTAAATTATTAAATTATTAATTGCTAAATTATTTGCGGAAACGCAATAATTAATATAAATTAAAAGAGGTATTTAATAATTATGAAGAAAAGTGAATTAAGAGCGATGCTTCGCGAAATGCTTCGTGAAGAACTTACTACAGGTAACTATCTTACTGAGGGAGTTTCTCTTACTGAGGCACCCGATCAGAGTCTGCTTGCTACGAACGTAGCACAGCATCCAGATTTTGAGACTGCGTGTATGACTGGCAATGCAACTCAGATTATGTCTATTATCGATGCAGTTATGCAAGAGAAGAATTTAGTAACCACCGGTGCTAAAAAACTTCGTAATGATGTTTTTAGAATGACTAAAGGTGATGCTAAGATTCCTGCTAAGATCGGTGAGAATATATTGTTCTTCGTTTGGAATTCTCGTATGTCAGGCACTGGATACGCAGTTATCTAATTTAAATACATAATGTTTATAACGTTTATAATTACTAACAAACTATAAGGTTTCGTTTATAATTATAAACGTTATTTTTATTTTATATAAATCGCATAAAAATATTTTTAAAATTTGTGCGCTTTGCCTATTTACAAATATGTATTTATATGTTATAATATATTTACAAAATAAATAATACGTGTGTACGCACGGCATGCGCGTTTATTTAAATAATGAAGGAAGGTACATAAAATGAATAAAACAGAAAATTGGGGCGGATGGTTAGTACAAATTAAAAAAGAATGGCTTAATCCTAATGAACCGCAGAATCCTATGGTCGTACTTGAAGACCGTGATGATAGAATCTTGATTCAAGAGCTTCCTCAGTATAAACCTGAATTCAGAACCTTTCTCCATACGGAGTCTATCCTTAAAGGCTGGGTCGATGTAATTGATAAGGACATTCAGAAAATGTAAAAATTCTGTGCATTTTGTCAGTTTACAAACTCGTTTAAACATGTTATAATATAAACATAAAATTTACGGAGGAAAAAATAATGAAAGAGATTAAAAATATCAGAGACCTTATCAACGACGAAGACTTGGTTCAGTACATTGCAGAAGATATTACCGACATCCCTGAGGACACCGAAGTATCCTATGAAGTATGGACTCTCGGTTATGATTCTAACGGTGCGCCGACTGATTCTGAAATGCTGATTAGTGAGTTTTCTGATCCTGATGCAGCTGTTGAGTGTGCTAAGCAACTTACACTCGCTGACATTATTCATCAGGCAGCGGAAGAAGATAACTGCACTGACCCTGCTTCTAAAGTAGAATATATTTCTATTGAAGTAGAAACTGTTATTGAAGACGAGGACGATGGCACAATGAATATCGGTACTATCTATAAGAGAGACCTTTGGATTGACGGTGAGTATGGTTCTGAGGATTGCCTTGAAGCATGCCTCGATGAAGTCGAAGACCCGGATCCTATCGTTGATATCATAGAGCACGATTATGAACTTCTCGGTGATGGTAATCTTAAGATCAGCTGCAAGCTCTTAACGGACTTTAATAAAAATGATTATGTTAAGTTTCGTTTTATTGATGAAGATGAACCGACGATTCTTGCTTTTAAGATTATTTCTAAAGTATTATACGAAGATGGCAACTACTATCATTGTGAATTTGTTTATTAAAAATAAAAAGAAAATTAAAATATAATTTTTTTCAAAAAAGGGGTTTACAAATCAAGAAAAGTATGTTATAATATTATCGTAATTTATGAGTACATATTTTGGAGGAAATGAATATGTTTTACAAAAGCGGAATTGACATTACTAACGATAAGCAAATGTTTAATTTTTTAAAAAATCATTTTGAATATCCTACGATGAGTTCTTGGAATCGCTTGTATTCTATTGCGAATAATGTTAAGGTACATAATCTTGAATTGTCCGGTAATTGCTGGACGGCCTTAAGCTTGCTTGAGAACGGCGAATATGATACTATTAGTTATATGATTGATGACTGGAGAAGATGCCATCCTGGTTATGAAGTATACTTTAACGGTCGTTCTAATGGTTATCTTATTTTAAAAGATGCTGATTACAACGGTCATATGCTTCCTGAGTCTGTCCTTGATTCTGATACTTACGAAGATTATAAAGAATGGTGCCGTGAGAATTATGGTTCTGTAAAAGCTAATCGTGAAGAGCTCGTACGTTTTACTAAGTTGGTTCAGTCTTTTGATAAGCTTTGTGATGAGCTGCGTGATTATTGTGACAGACTTTCTAATCTTAAATTTGAGGTTATCGAAATGCAAAAGTCTGTTGAAGAGTTTAATAATAAATATGAAGATGATTTGTATTATCTTGACTTTAAGATGCTTCACTGTGACGGTGACGGAAATGTAGACGTTTCTGAAATTAAAGCTCTTAACAGTTTATTTGAAGCATTTATCAGAATCGCAGACCGCTCTGACAGCGGGTATAAGCTTGATTGTAATGATGAAGACTTTATTTACTATAAAAGTAATTACTAATAATTTGTAAATAAACCAATTTATGGGTTTACAAATCTGACAAAATATGCTATAATATGACTATACTAAAGATTTTTTGGAGGAAATACTAATGTTGAGAGAGACTAAGAGAGATCTGACCTTTTTGGCTCGCAAACTTGTAAAGCCTTATGAGTATTATTCTATTGATGAGCTCGCTGATGCTTACTGTGATGCAGTCGATAGTGATAACAAAGCATTGAAAGATATTTACATCTCTGCTCTGATTCTTCGCTTCTGGTATACTATCGATAAGATGTATAAATCTAACACTGTAGCACCTAGTCTTGAGCATGAGGATTTCTTCTGGTGGCTCTATGAAGCAATCGAGTATGCTTGCAAGTATAGAGGCTGGAGAGACCCTGATAAGAAGCTTAATGCTCAGCAGTGCATTAACAAGTGTATTGAGACTATCAAGCTTCAGAAGTACTATGACCTTCGTCTTGATAAGCATAAAGCAGTAAATCACTGTTATAGTCTTGAAACTCCTTTGGGCGGCGAAGACGAAGCTGGTAAGACTATCGGAGATGTACTTGAGTCTGACGAGTGTATAGATGAGTGTTACATCGACGATGATGCTGTGATGCTTATCCAGAGTTATATTAACCGTAATAAAATTATTGAAGCAATCTTGCTTGACAATATTGCATTCAATGATGTACAAAAGCATTTCAAGAAAACTGTAAAAGCACAGAATGCCGACGGAGAGCTTACGAAATATACTGAGTATAGTAGCGAGTTCTGGCCATATAAGCTTATTCAGATTGTTAGCAAGTTACCTGCTACATATAAGAACTACTTTATGGACCGCTATAGTATTTCAGAAGATAAACTGACTGCAATTCTTGATGTAATTGATAGAGCCAATAATCAGAAGCTGTATCGTTACTTGCGGCACATGCTTACTGAACTCAGAACTTCTTATGAATATTAAAAATAAAGAGACCGTCTAAAACCGGTCTCTTTTTTATTGTATTATATAATAGATTATATATTTGGAGGATTTATATGTATCTAGATTTATTTGATGAATTACGTTTAAATAAGAAACTAGTTAAGATTGCGGGCTTTGAGGTTGCAGCTTACTGGGCAGAACTTCAGAGTATCCTTAAGCAAGTAGTGAAGAAACAGACTGCTGATGAACATGGATTCTTTAGCTTGGATCGAGATTACATCGAGCGGGAAACTACGTTAACTCTTGCTAAGCAACTTAAGTGTGATGATAAACTGATGACTCTCGGTGTTATGCTGAAGGACATGGAAAATCCTAATAGAATTGCTATTGCAGTAAACGGAATGGTCGCGGTGATCGCTGAGGAAGACACTACTAAACTCAAGAAGACTTCTGCAATGAAGAAAGATGAGAAGGCCGCAAAGATCGCCGGCATGAAGATTACTATGAAGAAGGCGATTCTAGAAACTGACCCTGAGGTTCGTGCGGCTTATGAGCGTTGGGTAGAGGGTATGATCGATGCTGCGAACTGTAGATTCACCAAAGCAGTAGTCCAGCTCTTTGAGAAAACAGTTACTGAATATACTGCGGATAAAAATACTCGTCTTAAGATTATTGAGATTGCGACAGCTAGCAGTTATCGTGATGCTACTTGGGCTATTAATAAATTAGCTAGCAGAGCAACAGCACCTTTCCGAGCGGCGGTTGAACAGAAGGTGTGCACAGGTGTTTCTAATGATGTAACATTTTAAGTTTTATGCTAGTGATTGTAAACTACTTTTTATTTGCTAAATTATTTAGATTATAGTTAAAAAGGAGTTGCTTCGTTTATGTTTTATATAGTTTTCTCTGAATACGATTTTAATGAACTTAACCAAAATTTGCCCGCGATGATTTGTCAGTACGCAGGTAGATCAAAGACTGCAGCATTAGAGACATTTAGTGATATTATGCATTATGTTTTTAGCACATCTTCAACTCGTAGCGGTAAATTGCATTTTGCCTGTTTTGATGCTGATTTGGCTTTTATAAAAACTTTTGAGCAAAAAATTAAGGACATACAAGAGCAAAATAGCAGTTTTATTTTTGAAGAGGATGTCACTGTTCAGGATATTCGTATGTTTAAAAAAAATCTAAATATGGCTATTTGTGCACATGTGTTAACACATTCTTGTTATAAGTTTATTAATGATTTTAACCATATAGAATGTGCGGAGTGCAAGAAAACCAATGTAGTTTTACGTAAGAATGCTTATGGTAGCCTTCTTTGCACTGATTGCTGGAATGATAAATATATGCGTACGCTCAATGGTCAAGTTGAGTATGTTATTAGCCTTGCTACTGGTGAGTATAAAATCGAAGCTTTTAGCGAAGATGATCGTCAAAAAATAGCAAAGTGTTGGATTACATTTAAAGATAAATTAAACAAAACTGCAGATGAAATCGCTTTTATAGAAACTACTGTAAAAGCTGCCGGTTTAAATCTTGATGTAGAACCTTATGATACAAAATAATCAATAGAATAATCTTAATGAATAAACTGTGTAATTTTACGCAGTTTATTTTTATATTTTTGTGCGGTTTGTCAGTTTACAAATCAAATAAAATATGATATAATAAGCATGTAAGTTAATGAATGGCTTACATGCTTATTATAATTACTTTGGAGGAAATTGTTATGGCTCATTGTGCAAAATGCGGAAAGGTAGTAACGGTTCTTTTTACGACTTCTTATGGCGAAGTTCTGTGCGAAGACTGTTTGGTAGACCATCTGATGACCGATAAAGGTAAGGTCGAATATATGATTAGTATCTGTCTTGGTGATACTCCTATCACTGATTATGACGCTGACTTTCTTGGTCACGTAGGTGTGTGTTGGAAGAAGTATCGTGACAAGTTTGACCTCGCTGCGTCTGAGATTCGTTTAATTGAAAATAAAGCTGTAGAGCTTGGTTTATTATAAGGAGGTTACTATGAAGAAGATTCATATTGTAGTTGAACATGGTTTAGTTCAGGAAGTTTATGTTGAAGGTATCACAGATGTTGAGGTCGAACTTCATGACCTCGATACTGATGACTGCGAACAATTGAACTTGGTGAAAAAAGATATTGCTCAGCTTATTAATAACGGCGCTGATAAGGTTTATTAAGGAGGAAACTAAAATGTCTACACAATGTGGAATTGCTATTAAATCAGAAAAAGGATATGAAACTATTTATGTTCATTCTGATGGTTATCCTGATTATATGTGGCCAATGTTGACTGAGAATTATAATTCAGAAGAGTGGGCTAGAAAACTCGTTGATGCCGGAGATGCTAGCTATATTGCAGAGAAATTCGAAACTGACTTGCCTCATAGCTTTGATAAACCTCAGTTTGATACGTGTTGTTTCTATCATAGAGATCGAGGAGAAGACTGGGGAGACGTAGAACAAACAACTTATGAAACCAAAAAACGGTTGTTTAACTGCTTCTATTATTCTTATATCTGGGAAAATGGTTGCTGGAATTTCTATAAGGGCGGAAGGAAGATTTACTAATGGATATTAAGCAGATTAAAAAAGAAGTAGAATATTATTTGGGTAGAAAGGCTACAGATGAAGAAGCCAACGAAATCTTGGGCTTTGTAGAATATTGCCCTAGTGCTTCTCTTGAAGAGATTATTTTAGGTTACTATGGTTGTTAAGGAGATAAATAATGAAAACACTTCAACATTTTAATAACTTTGTAAAAGAAATCACAGAGTCTAATAGCAGATTACATAAGCAGGCGGTACTTAAGAAGTATGCTGATGACTCTATCATCTGTAAGTATCTTCAGATCGCTTTCGATCCTTATAAGGTCTTCGGTATTTCGACTAAGAAACTTAGTAAGGTAGTAGGAGCTAGCGGTGTTACGACCATCGAGTCTGTCTTTGAGTTTTTTGAGTATTTAGAAGAGCATAACACAGGCACCGATCGTGATATCAGTGTTTGTCAAGAAGTCCTTAACTGCGTATGTTCTTTTGATCGTGAGTGTGGCGTGCTGCTCGAGTCTCTTATCTGTAAAGACCTTTCTATCGGTTGTGACTCTAAAACCATTAATAAAGAAATCCCTGATCTGATTCCTACTTTTAATGTACAGTTGGCTAATAAGTACTTTGACAAGCCTCAGTATGTGGACGGTAAGTCATTTGCTATCACTACTAAGATAGATGGCGGTCGTATCATTGCTCTAAAGGAGAATGGTCAAGTCTCATTCTTTACTAGAGCGGGTCAGAAGTACGAGGGTCTCGTAGACCTGGAAGATGAGATGTCTCGCTTGATGCCTGACAACACTTGTCTTGACGGTGAGATTACTCTTTTAGTTCGCGGAAATCTTTCTTCTAAAGAAGCTTATAAAGAAACTATGAAGATTGTCCGTACTAAGGATAAGGAAAAGCACGGGATTAAGATGCTTGTCTTCGATGCTATGTCAGTATCCGACTTTAAGACCCAGACTTCTTCTATGACCTATATTCAACGGAGACAGATGCTCGACTGTATGTCTGCTTTTGATACCGCAAGATACTTTGAACTTTTGCCAATCCTTTACCGCGGTTCCGACACTTCTAAGATTACTGAAATCTTAGATGAGGAAATTGCGAACGGTGAAGAGGGAATCATGATTAACATCTGCGATGCGCCGTATGAGTTTAAGAGAACTAATGGTCTTCTTAAGGTAAAGAAGATGCAGACTATGGACCTTGAAATCGTCGGCTTTGAAGAAGGTACTGGTAGACTGGCCGACACTCTTGGTGCAATCCTTGTTCGCTATAAGAACGGTAACGTAGTAAAAGTTGGTTCTGGATTCTCTGACGACCTCCGAGTAACTATCTGGAATAATCAGTCTGACTATCTTGGTAGCATCTGTGAGGTTCAGTACTTTGAGTCCACAACAAATGCAGACGGTGGTGAGAGTCTCAGATTCCCGATCTTCAAAGACTTCCGACCTGATAAGACCGAAGCTGACTATTAAATTATTAATTTAATAAATTATTAAAACCTGTGTATAAAACTGCACAGGTTTTTTCTTTTATATTTGTGCAATATTTTTTACAAAAAAGGGTTTACAAATGACGAAAGATGTGTTATAATATTATTGTCAGTTAATGAGAGGACACTGACTGACAAAAAATCATACATATATTTATTTACGAAGGAGAAAACAAAATGACTATTTACGAAAGATTTGATGAGATGATTTGCAACACGGAATTCGACCTGGAAAATGCTAAACAAGCTTATTATGAAACTGAGGCTGGGCTCGTAGTTACTATTAGTGAGCTTGTTAAAGAAGCTGAAGTAGTCAGTACTATGTATGGAACCGGCACTGTTGTAAGTACTCAGGGTAAGACTATCGATGATATTATTATTGATGTTGAGTTTCCTGAAGTCACCAAGCGTTTTTCACTTGCACATATTATATCGGGTAATAAATTCACTAAGTTTACGGATGAAAATATTTATGAGATTTGGAATCAGGTATTTAATGCCCACACTAATCTGACTTCTGCTTATAAGGCTGTGGAGCAAACAATGCTCCAGAGACAAGCAGAAGCAGAAAAGAAAGCAGAAGCAGAAAAGAAAGCTGAAGAAAAATATCAGAGACAGAAAGCAAAAGCACTTCAGGATTTTGATACTTTGGCCAAACAAGCGAATAATACCTTGAGTGATGCCGATGAATTCTACTATGCTCTTGGCTGGTTGGCGAAGCACGTTGGTTCTATGACTGCAATTCTTCCTGATTATCTTGGACCTGCTTTTGAGAAGCACTTTGGTACAGAAGCACCTAAGACTCTTGTTGATAGTAGAGCTAAGACTTCTGGAGGCTATGCGAAACAGTGGAGCTGGGAGTTTAAGTGTACTATTAAAAAACTTAAGGAGACGGTTGTGCCTGCTTGTATTCAGCATGTGACTACTGACTTCTCGAAAGGTATTCATAATACTGCTTTTTTGTGGGACCTCGTATATAACTACGGATTCCAATTCGGTAAGAAACAGAATATCGACGAAATCAAACAAACTATTCCTAATAGTTATATGGCTTCTTTTGAAGCTGGCCTTATGGCATAACGTACATATCAAAGTGCACAGATTATTTATTAAAGTCTGTGCACTTTGTCAGTTTACAAATGAATAATTTTGTGTTATAATATATACATAAATAAGGAGGTTAACTGATATGACGAGAAACGAATTTGAAGAGATGGGCCTTGAAGAGCTTGTTGAGTGGGCTTGTGAAAATATTGATGATGTAACAACAGAAGAAACCCTTCTTGATTTCGCTAAAGCGAAGATTGATGATGATAACATCTATCTCGCCATCCACGTTCTTAAAGCAATTTGGGAGAGCGGCGAAGCCTATAATGGTTACTATCTTTATGACTATAATATGGGTACTATGGAGACCCCAACGCCCATTACTTGTAAGGAAGACCTTGAAGACTACATTGATGAGGAGGATTGAAAAATGAAACAAGTCAGTTATAAATATAAAGTAGGAGATACTGTAAAGTTTAAAGATAAGTTTCATCCTTCCGCATCATGTGGTCTTGAGGCTCTCGCAGGAACAACTGCTAAAGTAGTAGCTCAAGAGTGGTGGGCAAAGCCTTGTTACAGACTTGAAGGTCATGATAGTTTATATACAGAAAAATGTTTTAGCGGTTTAGCTTAAGGAGGATTAAGTATGTTTGAATACATAGCACTTGGTATTGCTTGTAGTACCGTTGGATTTCTTTTAGGAAGATTAAGTAAATAACAGTTGGAGGATTAAAAAAATGGAAACAAGAAAAGCAACTAATAAAGTTTTAGAACTCGCAGAAGAAGGTATGATCTCTTGGAGCTCTCTTGCTATGATGGCTCTGAAGTGGATGTCTGAAGATGAGGTCGCTGATATGTGTAAAGCAAACGATATCCTTATTGATGATGACGAAGAATAAAAGTACATAGATAAACCGGTAAAACTTTGTGCAGTTTGCCGGTTTACTTTTTTATATTTATATGTTATAATATAATCATAAAATAAATATTTGGAGGATACGAATATGACTAAGCAAGAAAAGATTGCTATGTATAAAGAAAAGAGAGCTTTTGTAAAAGGTATCAGTAAGGTATTTGAAACCAAACCAGCTGGTTCTTCTGTAGAGAGCCTCGACTATGAAGTCTATGAAAAAGAAATCGCTCGTGATGAAAATATCTATCGTGAAATTGTAGAGTTCGTGATTGTACATTTCTTCGGAGGTGGTAAGTCTGTTAAGGTCGTGACTGGTAATAGTAATACCGCAAACTTTAGAGTACTTGGTACTATGCTCAATGGTGGTTACTATGATGAGAATCTTCGTTACGATTCTATGATCGAAAATGGCTATGAACTTGTGGAGTTGAAGGAGGATTAAGATGGATACTGGATTGACTTCTATCAGACCTGAATTTGAGATCACTCGTACTAACGAGCAGAAGGAAGTGTTCGCTGAGTATAAAGACGTGATTCTGAAGGTAGACTATTTCTGGAACAGTCACGGTGAGTTAATCAACTGGAATGAGAGCGTTGAGGATCCTACCTTCTGGTCTGGAGTAAATGTTAAACTTCAGAAGTATACTTTCACCGAACATCTCCTGGATCGTGATTTCGACTTCGAAGTTCATCAGCTCTTGGTTGACGGGAAACTGATCGGTGGTGATGTAATCAGTCACAGAGTTAGTAAAGACTTTCTCGGAGTTGAGACTGTATACTGTCGTGTTGCGGTAGGTTGGGGTTAATATGATAAAAGAAAAAGAACTTAGTTGGATTAAACTTTATAATCCTCCGCCTCTTTATGTACCGCGCAACTTTGAAGAGTATGTAGACACTACTAAACAATATTGTAAGCAGGTCTGGGATGACGGGTATGAAGAAATCTTTAGACTCGCAGGTAAAACATTATAAAAATTTTTAAACTTTTTTCAAAAAAGGGGTTTACAAATTGAAAAATATGTGTTATAATATAATTGTCGATTAGAGATAACGACTACATATTATAACACATTTTATTTTTGGAGGAACTTTATTATGGAAATCGGAACCGCTTTAATCTATCTTTTCTTGGTATTCGCTTTTATGTTTTTATTAAGCGTCTGCGGTTGGTTTGCCGAGAATACTAAAGTTGGTATTAAGTTAACTGACTTTATGGTTAAGAAGATGTTTGGTATCAATGTTAATGATTTGGAGGACTAAGCTATGAGTGAGATTATGAAGATTAGATTACTTGCTATGATCGACGAAGAGATGAAGCAAGTAGTTGGAATGATTTCTAACGAAACCCTGTGGATGCATGGAAGTGATACTCAAGAAGAGTCTCAGATGCACATTGACAATATGGCAGACCTTGAAGAATACAAAGCTCTGCTTCTCAGAATGAGAGATAAAGTTGTAGAGGAGGAGTTCGATGTTTGATCAAGAAAAGTATCCTATTCGTGAAGAGTGGGAAGAGTATTATAAAGTTTTAGAAGGTATCAGACGAACTGGTGTTTGCAATATGTTTGGAGCAGCTCCTTATCTGAAAGAGTTCTGTCCTGAGCTCTCTGAGAAGTTGGCTCAAGCAATCCTGGTAAACTGGATTACTAACTATGACGAGCTAAATAAGAAATACGGATTTAGAGATTAACGAAAGAAGGTACATATACAAATGAATACTAAGAATACTACTATGCTCAACAACCTGACAGAGTGGGTTGAAGAGATTATCGAAGCTGCGAAAGACGATAACTGTTTTTCTATCGCCTGGTTTAAGGATACTGAGAACAAACCTTTTAGTATCATCGGCGGATGGATGGAAGGATTCTCTGAGGATTACTCTGACCTTCTCTGTATTAGCAAGTCTAATCCTAAGTATGCGATGTGTATTAAGATCGCAGTCAACGAAGGTCCGTATGCTTATACTGACTTCGAATTAATGGACATGCCGATCAACAAAGAAGGTGATGTAGACGATACTTGCATTGCTCTTGAGTATAACGATGATCCTAAAGCTACTGCTGAGTTCTTCTTGGGAGAGTGGGAACGGATTATGAGAGAGTACGGCGAAGATGAGGAGATTTGAGTATGAAAAGTTGGTTTAATAAAATTAAAGATTTCTTTAGTAAACGTAAAGATAGAATCGTAAATGCTATTAAGTTTTGGTTGTTGACTTGGATGATGTCTATGGGCTTTTGGATTTCTTATGTCTTTATCTGGTATGCCCTAGGACTTCCTCTGGTTAATTGGGGTCTGTGGATCTTACTTGCTCTTGCTTTTGCTAGTGAGTGGCTTTATATCAAGTGGCTTCAGAATTGAGGTGTCCAATGAAACTTAAAAATGCTATTAGTGAATTTCTTAAGATTCTAGGTTACTTTCTTGGCGTCTTCGGTGCATTCGGTATGGTTAATGTACTAGGAGCACTTGAGTTAGATAGGATTACTATCCGACAATTTTTTATTTATGAATTTATTTCATTTGTCATTTTTATCTCGGCTTTTATCGTATATTATATTAGAAAGAATTTTAAACGTAAGTATATTGAAAAATAATTAAAATCAAAAGGAGAATTATTATGGGATATTATGGACCTTTGGAAACCTGGAAAGTTGTTTACTTCTTGCCTTCTTCTCAATGGGGTATGAATAATACTGGAGTTGCTCTGGTAGAAGCAGATAGTCACCAGATGGCAATGCAGACTTTTATGGAGCAGTATTCAGGTCAGTACTCTACTATTAAGAGCTGTCAGAAGCTGCTTGGTTAAAGTTTAAAAGTTTTTAGAAAAAGTTACTAAATCTTAAAACTTTATATCGTATAATAAAACAGAGCGTAGCGGTGTGTTTGAATGTGTTTTATATTTAAAACCGCCGACTGGCTTAGCGGGTGGGCGGAATGTGTGATTATATATTTTTTCCTCCAATTTCTTTTCCTCCTTCTTTTGAATGATAAATTTTGTAAAGTATACACCGCTACGCTCTGATGATCTTTTTAATCAGAAAAGTAAATAAATATTTCACCTCCTTTTTTTATTTCTTTTTAAGACCGTCTAAAACGGTCTTTTTTCTTTATATAAACACTTTTCATATCGTATAATATAATAAGATTAAACTAAGGAGAAGAGACGTATATGAGTAAATATACTTGTTATTACAATAAGAATCAAAAGGTTTACAGAGAGCTAGCGGAACGTTGGGCAAGATGGGCTAAGACTGTAAAGCTTTCGCCTGAGGAAATCCGCGGTACCTCTAAGTTCTTTAAAGACATCGCAGTTCGCTTCGGACTGATCACTGAGTTTAGAGAACTTGGCGTAATCTTATAATAGGTTTATAAAGGAGAAAGAACGTATGTTTTATTACAAAGTAGAATCAAGCCATTGGTCGAACACACTTGAGTTTAAGTCTAAGATTCCTTTGAAAGAAGGACAGTGTTTCAGGATCACTGATCATGACGGTCTTAGACCCTATCCTACTAGATTCAAAGTAGTCAAAGTATCAGATACTCCTGAGTACTCTGGAACCTTGGTTGAGATGCTGAAGGTTGATACCGAAGTAGAAGGATTCTAAATAACCCAGAACCGTATCGATTACTGGTGCGGTTCTTTTTCTATATAAAAGCTATAGAATAAATTTTAAACTTTGTGCGTTCTGCATATTTACATTCTATAATAAATACGGTATAATATATACATAATAAAAATTACGGAGGAATATAACATGACACAGAAAGAGGTAGCCATTCAATGTTTGGAGAAACTCGACATCTATAAACCTTACGTAAGAAAGTTTAAATCGAAAGCCGGCATTCCTTGTTTCTTTGAAAACTTTGGTGGGTTCTACGTTGATCAAGAACCTGATGTTTGGAAGAAAGTAAAAGAGGTCGAAGCAGAATATGATTGTGTAGTCTATGCTCTTACTCATGAATTTATTGATGGTGATGAGATGTGGTCTATGCTTTGTGCTACTAAAGATTATGAGATGGACGACCTTATCATGGATGCTGATAATAATTGTTACTATGTCTTCGCTTATGTTTGGAATAAGAATAATGAAGCATTCTCAGAATTCGGAGATATCTTTGTTAAGTCTTTCGGCGGTGGCATCAGACGTGAGTATTGATTAATAAGTGTTTGCTAAATTAACTGTGTGGACTTTAACTACACAGTTAATTTTTTTATTGTATAATAATAGAGAACTATATTTAGGAGGATACACATGATTGATACAACTATAATCAATACTGCTAGACAGCTTAAGAAAGAACTCGATGCAGCTTACCTTGTATTCAAGAAGAAACCTACTACAGATAACGCAGCAACATGGAATGCTGCAACTATAGCTTTCAAAGATTTCTGCGTAAAGACTATCGAAAGTTTGATCGAGGATACTGGAGCATCTAATAAAGAACAAGAGATCTTAGCCAACTTAGAAGAGTATAAGACCTGTAAACAGTGCGGCACTGAACTACTGTATCCTACAAATAACCATCACTACGTAGCAAGCTCAGATTTCTTAGAAGACTTTCCTGGCTGGTGCTATTGCTGCTTAGAAGAACACTGTGTAAAGACTGACTGCGAAAGCTGTAAGGTAGCAGCTGATCCTGCTGCTTGTTCTTTTAAAGAAGTTAAGAAGCTCGCTCTACAAGGTAAGTAGATGGTACAGATATGTTCATTGTATTCGCTACTATGCTTCTAGCAGCTGTTAGGTCTTTCTACGTAGCAGCAGCAGAGTGTTTCATCTTCTGGTGTGCTACTAAGCTACTTTGGAATATATTCTCTACTAAAGAGTACTGTATTCTGCTCACGGTTCTGTGGATCGTTAATTTTATTATCTCATGTTTTAAGATAGTAAGACTCTTTAAAGAGTAGACTTAATGTCGGTTACCCTATGGTGATCGACATTTTTTTTATTTTATATTACTAGATTTAGAATTAGAAGATCGTATAATATATCAGATTAATTTACGAAGGAGAATATATTATGAAATTTAATCAGGTAGAAAACACTTACATCTGTCAGTTTAGCAAACCTCGGAACAGAGAGATTCTGGAAGGATACAAAGCTCGTAGAGATAAGAGCGGTGCTGAACTTGCTAGATATTATGTTACTATAGTTAATATTCTCAAAGGTACTCCTGCTTACGGTGTATCCGGAGTTAATAAGATGTTGAATGAACTAACTGAAAAAGTTAGAGCTACTCTTACTGGCGCGAAGAGAGGTAAGACATCTGCCTATGCTCATGCTGGCTGGTTACTCAATCAGTTAGATTTCTTTGGAGATGAAGAAGCAAAACCTTATTATAAAGGTCGTTACAAGCTTGCACCTCTTCTTACCGCAGAAGAACTTGAACAACTTACGATGCTTGTTTAAGGAGACTATACATAATGAAACCAATTGTTAAATGGGTTGGGGGCAAGCATCAACTGTTAGATAAGATTAAAGAACGACTTCCTGTTAACTTTAATAAGTATCCATATCAGAAGTACTACGAACCTTTCGCAGGCGGTCTTGCGGTTCTACTAGATATTATGCCGACTAATGCGATAGTTAACGATATTAATCCGGAGCTTACGAACATGTATCTTCAGATTAAGTATAATGTTAGTAGAGTAATAGATGAATTAAAGAACCTTGATTCATGTCATGAGGAGTACAAAGAACCGAAGGATTTCTACTACATAGTTAGAGAAGAATTTAATAAGATGCTAGGATCAAACACTGCAGAGCAAGCCGCTAGATTCATCTACATCAATAAACACTGCTTCAATGGACTGTACAGAGTTAATAGCAAAGGTGAATTCAATGTTCCTTTTAACGGGAAACTCTCTGGTAGATCCTTCGATGAAGATCATCTTCGCAATACAGCAGAAGTATTAAGTCATACTTTAGTGCTTAACAAGGATTTCGAAGAAGCGGTTAAAGGTGCTGGCATGAATGACTTCGTATTCTTCGATTCCCCTTACGCACCGCTTACACCTACATCTTTTACTGACTACACTAAAGAAGGATTCAGCTACGAGGATCATGTGCGGCTCGCAAAGCTTTTCAAAGAGTTGACTAACAGAGGATGTTACTGCATGCTCACCAACCATGATACGCCGCTGATCAGAGAACTCTATAAAGACTGTAAGATTGAAGTAGTAGATGTCCGCAGAAGTATCAACCGAAATGGTTCTGATCGTAAAGGTAAAGAAGTAATCATTACTAACTATAATCCTACCGGAGAAACCTTCGAGTTCGAGCCGGAAATCATTGAAGCATATGATGATACTATACTCGATGATCTATGTCAGGAGTTATTCAACCGCGTTGGATTACCGCAAAAGTTTTTTAGTAAAGGAGATATGTAAATATGGGTTGGTTTGACGCAGTACCTACCTACAAGAGTGGGGACGCACCAAAGTATAAGGTAGGAGATAAGGTATATAAACTAACTATTATTCTTCCAGAGTTTAATAAAAAGAAGTTACAGAAGTTCTGTGTTCCTTGTGAAGTTACCGGAGTATCTGACAAGAAGAGCGGATTCATCTTTAGAGAGTTTACTTATACTATTAAGTCCGCGACAGGCGAGATTATTGAAAACGTTTATGAGTCAGAACTTTATACTGAATACCAGAACGTACCGGAAACTAAGAATCCGGATATTACTTTTAAAGAAGCTGTAGAAGAAGCACTAGAACAAATGACAGAGGATACATTATAAGGAGATATAAATATGACTAGAAGTGAAGAAGCTATTATCAAAGGATTCCTGATGGGAGCCCATAAAGCAGTTGAAGATGTGCGTACACAGGATACTAATAAACTTGCTACTGCACAAAGCGCGTACGACATTATCTGTAGACTTGCAGAACAGCTTAAGGTAGATAATCCCTGTAAGAAGTAAGCTAGGAGGTAAGTCTACATGGTATACGAAGAAAAGCATGTTGGAACCGCGACAACAGTAAATGAACTAATTCAGCTTCTTAGTAACCAACCGCTCGGAGCAACTGTAGATGTAGCAGCGAGTTGTCACATGTCAGATGTCGAGGTGTGGTATGATGAAGGTACTAATACTGTATTATTAAAATAAGATGTTAAATTTGAACTCTACTGATTGTATAATATCAGTAGAGTTTCTTTTTTTATAGGAGATGAGATAATGTCAGTCCGAGTTAATTCTAATACTGAGCTTTTAGGTGAGAAGTTCTCTACCGAATATGATGCGTGCTGTGAATGGTGTACTAGAACTACTCTAGAAAAATATTATGAAGTTCGAACCGACGGCAAAACAAATCAGATTATATCAGATAAAGAATTTTATATAGTATCAAGTACTACTAGACATTTTAATGGAGTTGAAACTAACTGGCGACTTGATGATGAAGAATGCTTTGATTCCTTGTCAGCCGCGGAAGAGTACTTTAATAATTATTAAAGGAGTCAATATCTATGCAGAAAGTAATGTGTGAACACTGTAAAGCAGAAGTACCTGTTATGTTGTACTTCCACGATCCGAAGATTCTAGTTGAGGAAGATCATTTACATATGTGTACTAACTATGAGGCAGTGGTATATGGAAAGTCCATCTGTCCCTATTGTGGATCAGATATAAAGAAGACGTTTAAGAAGTCTATTACTAAAGAGAATATTATTGATCTGGCAGGAGGTCGAGGAGAATGATTACCATAACCGACTTCATCATTGCAAGTTCAGTCATGAGCATCTGCGCAGCGATCATCGTAGGAGTCCTAGTATATTGTATTCTTAAGAAGAAACATGATGAAGACATTGACTGGTTGTTCAACATGATCTGTAACAATAAAACAGAAGTTAGTAGATTTTATGAAGCGTATCAGGATCATCTATTTAATTGCCACTCCTGTTATGAACGACTTAAATATGAACACTTTGAAAAAGAGGATTAAGATATGTATTTCATTACGACCTTTACTAAATACGAGCTGGACCAGTGTGGCTTTCCAGATACCGGAGCTACGAGGACTGTTGGTTACTATACTGATAAGGAAGACGCTTTTGCCGCTGTCCTCGAGAACAGATGCGACCTTTGGGAAACTATCTATACTTATGCAGTAGTAGAATATCTAACTCCTGGTTTGTATCCACTTGCCCTCGAAGATGATCGCTGGTTCTTTAAGTGGAATAACGATACTAAGCGATATGAGCCTATTGACCCGATCAATGATAACTTCGGAAACTATGCTTTCGGTTAAGGAGCTTTAATATGAAGATACTAAAAGAAAAGAGTACAGAACGTAGCGGCAACGATTGCTGGATCCAAGCTACAGTAGTATTACTAGAATTCTCAGATACTAACTTTCTTGTTGTATCTACGGAACAATTTATCGGTGGTTGGACTGATAATGATATTGCTACTAGTACATGGGAATTTAAGAATAGCGACGAAGCTTACTCTAAATATAATCAAATATCTGGAGGTATGAGATAGTGTATTATATAAATAAGAGCTGCCCAGTATGTGGCGGATACGTGATAGTACTAGACAATGGTTCTGAGGTATGTGAGAAGTGTCATTACATATTACCTAGTACTAATGCGGCTCAGATGTCTGATAGTACTAAGTCCAGTTCCTCAGATAAATATTGCGTAAGATGTAATACTAAGTTAGAGCTACTTGGTGATTGGTGGGCTTGTCCTGAATGTGGTTATGGATATAGAATAACTCCCGGAGATCCACCGGAACTGACTGAAGAGTATATTAAAGAAATGGCGAAGAAGATTACTGATACGCCTTTCTATGTTCATGGTACCGCAGTAGGTAAAGCTATTGGTTCCTTAGAACCGCAGACATTGACTATTACTAACTGCGAAAAGTTTAAGGTGCAGCTACGAGAGATCGATGTAGAATTCGAGCTTGAACCGGATAAACTAGAAAACATAGATACTCTTATTATAAACGGTTATAAGTATGTAAAGGAGAAATAACTATGGCTGTAATATATACTGAACCTCAGTATCACGGTAAGAGACCTGGCGGACATGGATATGAGCATTATACCAGAGAAGTCTATTGTACTTGCGGTAAGAAGATAGGTACACAAACTAAGTACGACGGTTGGGATAACTTTAGCTTTGATGATAGAGAAAAAGCAGAATATAAGTTCTGTCCTTATTGTGGAACTGAGATAACTTATAATAAGTAATTAAGGAGGATTAATATGGTTACTTTATTAAATACTAGACCTTATAAAGAACAGCCAGTTCCAGAAGTCGGAAAAGAATATCATGTATTCGATGATGGTAAGATTAAACTTACTAGACATAGTATGGTTACTATAACAGAAATAATTCCTTTTAAAGAATGTAAGGATAATGAGTTAATATCTGATTGGACGCAAGAAGTCACAGACTGTTTTTGGTTATACGCTAACGAGACTGACTACTTTGTTAAAGCAGTAGGTGATGATGAAGAAGAACCTTCTTACTTCGTAAGAACTAAAGATGGTGGTTGGTTCTCATTAGGCTGGTTTGGTGCACGTCTTGATATTGACGGTTCATTATATAGTAAGATGTTAGAATGGTTTGGGGAGGATTGTTTAGAATGCTAGGACCTATATTTCCTTTACCTCAAGAAGAACTGGCATCTCATGATGCAGTACCAGAAACCTTAACTCAGTGTCGCTGTCATTATAACCCTCCAGTAAAGGAACATATTCACTGCCCTGACTTTGGTAAGTCAGACGGAACTAATGGCAGTTGCTGGTGGTGTATGGAGATGACACCTTATCAGTGGCATATGTGTTCTGATGAAACTTGGATTCGTGGATTGATTAATCCTTATGGTAAGCCTGCATGGGGTAAGTGTTTGACTAGAGAAGAGGCAGCACAATTTATTGAAGACTATAAGCAGAAGACACCTATGGGAAATGAACGCAGAACCTTTGAAGAGCTTACTGCAGTAAGAGAACTACATGTTGGTTCTAGACACTATTGTTCCAACTGTCATAAGCTTGCAGTTATGGAGGACTATTGTTCTAAGTGCGGTGCAAAGGTTATTAAGTAATATAGTAACAGCTTTCTTTACGAGAGCTGTTATTTTTTAATCCGCAGAACCGTATTATATTAATAAGAAGTAATAAGGAGACATAGATTATGGTATATAAGTATAATCAAAAGTGGCGCGACCTTCGAGGTCAGGATTCAGATGTCTGGGATGTGTGCGACCTTCCAGAAGAAGAAAAGAAGTTAGTATATAATATGCGTAAGAGTAAACCTATTGTTCCTTATACACTGGAAGTAGAGTGCACATCTTACTGGGGTAACTTTGAACGTGAGTTCCTCGGCTATGCTATTGGTATACTAGACGACTGCCAGATGCGTCTTGATCACTCAGATGAAGAACGCGCTCTGTTTTGGAAAGAAGTATTTAATAAGGAAGCTATTGACTTTGAGGAGGCCTCTGAATCGTATGAGCTCTATAGAGACTACTTACTTGAAACCTTCCAGGAGTGCGATGACTGGGAGCAGCTTACTTTCTATACTATTGACTGGGATATCCTTCATAAGAACGGCAGCAACGTTCTTAAGATCCAGTTGGTAAAGCCTCTTAGTCGTTACTGGGAAGAGATCATCATTCCTCGCATGAAGGAGTTCTTTAGTAAGAAGATTTATGAATACTTGAAGCCAGAGGACGACATCATTAGCATCACCCTCTGCGACCGCAAGGGCGATGTAGTAAAGGAGTATTAATATGGAGAATAGAAAGTTTACTATTGAATGTGAAATACCCGAACGCTGGGTTAATGACTTCTGCGCGATGCTAGAAGAGATGCAATACTTTGGCGAACAAGGACATAGTGGGGTAGTTGGTATCTATGCAGACGGCGATGGAGACTTCCGTCCTAGGTTTAATATCATGACTGAGTATGATTCTGCATGGGCTACACAAAAGGAAAAGTATAAACCTCTCACTATCTACGATGCGGGTTAAAGAGCATGGGTAGATTATCAGATTATAAGAAGACTACTACTAAAGAATGCTGGTACTGTGATTACTCTTATAAATGTCGTAAGGGACATCCATGCAACTGGTATAAAAGATTTGTTAAAAAAGTAGTAAGTAATAAAGGAGCACTAAAGAAATGCAAATCATAGAAACAGTTATTAATTTACTTCTTTCTTTTGTACCTGGCATTGTATTACATTATATAACGAATAGATAGGAGGATACTTCAGATGTGTGATTACTGTGATATGACAGATGTAAATGTAGAGCATGCCAATAAGGACTACTTTATCCATAAACCTTTTTTCTTAGTTAATGAACATACACATGAGCTTCTGAAAGCGAACGGTAATAATCCTGTACTATACTTAAGAGAGTATCGAGAAGTAGACCGCTGGTCCCTGATCTGTGAGTTCGCGGATGATACCGGTATGGTAGTAGAAGCACCAGTTAGTCATTGTCCTAGATGTGGACGTAAGCTTGAGAACTGTTATTAAGGAGGATACTGATGTATAAGGTTCTTGATGTTCGAGAATATGAATCAATTAAAGAATATAGGCTATCGAAGCTTGGATACGGTACACAATCTATCTATGTAGATAAGACTCAATGCATAGTAGCTATCTGTGAGAACACGGAAACTGGTAAACGTTCTAGGTTTGAATTTTATCCAGGCTATCAAGATATCTCCTTAGGAGATATTAAGTATTATGGTTATAAAGGTGAATACAACTTAATAGTTCCTGGTGATACTATTGAGGTCGTAGATACCGATACATATAAAGAAGTTCGGAGGGTCAAGTATGCTAGTAAGTTTTCATAAAGGATTCATCATGGAAGGTGAAGCGACATTTGAAGAAAAACCATATTTCTGGTCTAAGCCTGTAGTAGAAAGACAGAAGATTTATTGTACTACTGGAATCGATGGTATCTGCGATGACACTGAGCTAGAGGCAGAAGTTGAAAGACTTACTAAAGAAAGGCTAGCAAGCAGCGGTTGGGGACATGATTTCTCAGGCTGGCAGAGAGTGCTTACTTATGAAGAAAGTCTTGAAGTTGCAAAACAGCGTGACTGGGGTCAGGATTATATAGATAAATATTTACCTAGCGGTAAGCTTATTGTTAAAAACTTAGACAACTGGACTGTAGAGAAAGCTGCTAAGGAACTTAATGGTAAACAGTTCGCGCAGTATTGTAAGGATTACGGAATTGTTATTCAAGTATAAGGAGCTGAAGATGCATGACAACTGAAACTCTTTTTATGAACATTGTTCTTACTGTCGCAGTTCTTTTTGCTCTCGGCTATGTTGTATATTGGCGTGTGATAGATGTGTATCGGCGCAAGAAGCATAGTGTATGGTATACTCATTATAACCGAGCACTTAGGAACTCTCTTCGTATTGGTTCAGAGCTACGTGAAGCTACTGACTATTTCAACAGCCAGGTTGCTTTCATGCAGAAACAGCTATTAGAAGGCGGCTGTTCTGCTGAGAGCTATTGTGAAGAAATGCAGGCTCTGGCATTAAGTTATTGTAATGCAGTGACTATATATGAAAACGCTAAAGAAGCTTTAGGTATCGACGCTGATATTGCGGCGGCAGATGCTTACGCTAAAAAATTTAAACTCAAGTGGGGATATTTGAGTGATGACTAAAATCTTTATCCCCTGTTATAATATAAAGAATAAGAAAGGTAAGGAACTATGAAGGTTATTTTACTTGTAGATGTTAAAGGAAAAGGTAAGAAGGACCAGGTAGTTGATGTATCCGACGGATACGCTCGAAACTACTTGTTTGCGAAAAAACTTGCTATTGCGGCAGATGCAGAAGCACTGAATGAGCTAAGAGGTAGAGAAGCTTCAAAACAGCATAAGTACGATATAGAAAAGGCTGCCGCAGTAGAAACTGCTAAACAGCTAGAAACTATTACTCTCGTACTTAAACGTAAAGCTGGCGTGGATAATAAACTCTACGGAGCTATTACTGCAAAAGAAATTACGCAGCAGCTTAAACAGGAATATAACTTAGAAGTAGATAAGAAAAAGCTTTCTATGGAAAGTCCTATTAAAGCTTTCGGCACTTATAAGATTAAGGCAAAGCTATTTAACGATGTGCAGGCAACTATTACTGTGCAGGTAGTTGAAGGTTAAAGGAGATGTTATTAAATGAATACTCAAATGCTAATTGTAGGTGGTACATTTGATCATGATGGCGGCAGACCTAGCGGCCTAGTTAGAAGTATTAATAAAAGCATTAGAGAAAAAACTGCCTTCGATGTTACTACTGTCAATGGCGGTTGGGTAGAAGATCTGCATGATGAAATACTTCCTTCTGTTTTAGGATATGATGTAGTACTCTGGTTTGCGAATGTAAGTAATGATGAAGTTAAGCTCAGAGATGTTAAAGCTATTAATCCAAAGTGTATCTTGATTACTTCGAAGCGTAATGATGGAGGTAAGTATACTTTCGCTGAGCTAATCAGTAGAGCTCTTGCTATCAAAGCTAACCTTACTATTGAGTTCGTTAAAGACCAAGACGGACTATTTAACATGATGTTGTTCGACCCTCTTGGTAATGTCTTCTATGACGGATTCATGGTGGACGAGATGTGTACTAAGTTACTTAATAGAGTCAAGCAGCTGCTGATGTTTACACGAGTGCCTTCTGTACAAGAGACTGAATTAGAAGCTCCAAGCGTTCCTGAGGAAACTGAATTCTTAGACTTTGCTCATAGCTGTGCAGACATTTTTCATAACCTAATTAGACCTGCAAAAGGCACTGAGAGATTCTTAGGTAATATGAGTTTTAGGTGTCAGAACGGTTTCCCGTCTTTTAGAGGAGAGAACGGCATTATCTATGTTAGTAGAAGAAATGTAGATAAGTCAGATATTAATGCAGCATCGTTTGTACCTACATTCCTTGATGGTACTGATACAGTAAAGTACTTCGGAGATAATAAACCCTCGGTTGATACTCCAGTTCAGCTTAGACTCTATAAGTATTTTCCTTGGGCTAACTATATGATTCATGCTCACTGCTACGTAGACATTCAAGACATCCAGGATGTAATGGAATTCAGTACCACTCAGCCTATTCCGTGCGGTGCTCTTGAAGAAGTAGATGAGATACTAGAACGTTATGTATTTTGGGATGACCTTTGGAAGTCTTATCATAACGGAGAGACTCCTCGTCTTCTTGCTATTAACTTAGTCGGACATGGATGTATTCTTATTGCAAACGATATAGAAATTCTTAAAGAGCTCCAGAAGCATAAGGATAACTGTTTCGTTACCAGACCGCTGCCGGAGGTATTTTAAGTATGAGAATGTACAGAGTTTACATTGCAGACAAGTTTACGAAGTGGCCTCTAGTTTACCATGATGTCCATGCTTGGACTAAGTGGGGAGCAAAACGTAAGATCTTTAAATGGGTATGTGAAGGCGATACATCGTACATCCTCACAGCAAAACCTGTAAGTAAACTATAATAACATAACTACCGGTTGTCAGAAAACGACAACCGGTAGTTTCTTTAATTGCTAAATTACTTGTAGAGATTTATTACAGTATTAGGAGGCTAGTTTAATCTTAATGAATATTAACCAGAAACTTATTAAAACAAGAATCGTACATAAGCATGACTTAGAAATTACTTGGTTAAACGCTCCTGAGTTTGTTCCATTACAAGGTGAACTAATTATTTATGACAGTGAAGTGGCTGCCGACGGGAGTATTCTTCAACTGCCAGAAGATAGAACTGCTCCATATACATATGAACGGATGAAGCTCGGTGATGGCATCACTCCAGTAAATGAGCTTCCATTTATAGATGAAACCGTTATAAACGCTTTGGATAGTTATGCCAAAATAGAGGATGTGCCTACTAAAGTTAGTCAATTAGAAAATGATTCTAACTTTACGTCTGAAGAGCAAGTTGAAGCTTTATTCCAGAGACTGGCATCAGATACAGTATTAAGATTCTACTGTATTGAAGATGTTACTATTAATCTTAATGGTACTTCTACTACTTATCCTGCGAACTCTAATGTAGAAATTAAATTCCTGGAGACGGATGAATTCGAGATTATACCAACGTCTAATAACTCTATCCTAGCACTAAATGCTTGGCCAGGGGCTTTGGGAACTTACTACTCCTGGCTGGAAGGTGTTAAACAGTTTTCAAATATCTTGTTTAATATGAATGCAGAGGATATGTATTCAAAGTGGAGCCAAGGTAATCAGGGTTCATATCAGGTACAATTTGCGCAATACTTAAACTGTATTTTCTGGAGCGACAATCCTTATATAAGCGACGTTGCTAAAAGAACAAACTATACCTTATACTATACCTCACAGCTACCTCTATGTTACTCATCTATTCCAGATAATACGTTTAAAGCATTTTATTTAGCCTTCAACGTAAATAGTGACCCAAACTGGGGAAACAAGGCATATCGGGATAGTTTCGCAAAAGCAACTTGGGCAACACAAGTATTTAGTTACTACGGTGCTAGAACAATTGGTGTCTTTGGACACGACGATCCTGACTTCAATATCATACTGCCTAAAGACTGTAGAGGTCTAATGTGCGAAGCAACCGCAATTGAGAATGCTGGTAACTTTGATGCTATTAATGTTACTAACTTTGGTGCAAAACAGGGTAGCTGGAGAGACGCATTTAGAATGTGCGGTTCATTAAGAAACTTATATATTAAAAATCTTAAGGTTAATTTAAATGTATCGTGGTCTCCGCTAGAGTATGATTCTATTTCTTATATTATTTCGGCATCGGCGAATACAAATAAAATAACTATATCTGTTTCTCCTTATACATATTATTTATTGAAGCCTGCTGATTTTGAATTAGCTGCTAGTAAAAATATTGTTATAGAATTACTTACAACTAACTATGTTGAAGACAGACGTTTAAGTGCTATTACAACTAACGGCGATGGTACGGGAGTTTTAAGCAATGACGGTACGTATAAAGCATTACCTACAAAAATAAGTCAGTTAGAAAACGATAGTAACTTTTTAGCTGATACAGATACAATTACATTTGACTGCGGAACCTCTGAAGGCTGCTAAAATATAAGTGTATTATATTAATAGACCTAGCAAATTTTGCTAGGTCTATTTTATTTTACTTATGAATCTAGTAATGCCTTACTGTATTATATATTGTATAATCGAAATCATTTGAGGAGGTAGAATATATGTTTACTACTGATATTGGTTACTTCTGCGCCAGACATGAAGACTGGGAACAGGTACTTGTTGAAGAACCTTATTACATTAAGATTAAAGAAGATGGGCCCTATGTAATGTTTAGTTATGACCAGATTAGATCTGACTTCTCCTATACTATAGTTAGAGAAGCAAGAGGTATCATCTTCCGTAAAGGTGAGTGGGAAACTCCTGTTTGCTGGGCATTTAATAAGTTCGGAAACTATGGTGAATCTTACGTACCTGAGATCGACTGGGCTACTTCTTTCGTTACTGAAAAGATTGATGGTTCTCTGATCAAGATCTGGTATGATGATAGATGGCATGTCAGCACTAATGGAACTATTGATGCCTTCAAAGCCGAGCTAGGCGGTGTAAAGATGCCCGACTTCGGAAACTACTTCTTAGAAGTACTTAGTAAATACTATAACTGTTACGGTGCTTTTGTTGATAGCTTAGATCAGAACCTTACCTATATGTTCGAACTAGTAGGACCTTATAATAGAGTAGTAGTTCCTTACGAAGAACCGGAACTCTATTTTCTCGGTGCACGCAATAAGTTTACTGGAGAAGAGTTTAACTGCTCGCCTCTGATTGCTGGTGCTCTTGGACTTGGTAAGTTTAAGCTTCCTAAAGTCTTTCCTCTCACTTCGCTAGAAGAATGTATTAAAGTAACTGAGGAATTCGACTGGGATCAAGAAGGATTCGTAGTAGCAGATGCTAACTTCAATAGGGTTAAGGTAAAGTCTCCTTCTTATATCCTGGCTCACTATACTCGTAATAATAATGTGATTACTACCAAGCTATTACTTCGCGTAATACTTGCTAATGAGACTGAAGAGTTTCTTTGCTACGCCTCGGACTATAAGGAAGAACTTGAAAAAGTTCAGAAGCTTATTAACGGATTTACTAATATAGGAAACCAGCTTGCTAAAGCTTGTAGAGAAATATCTGGTAAGTTATCGAAAGGTGACTATGCCAGATTAGTTCAAGCTTTGCCGAAAATTTATCAGGGCTTACTGTATTATAATTATGACCGAGAGGTAACTATGGAAGACTTTACTTCTAAGTGGAATGAGAACAAATGGGAAGAGTATCTTGAGGCATTTAAAAAACTTAAGGATAAATATTCTATTTAACGGAGGATATTATGGATAACTGGATTTTTGTAAAAGAAGATGAATATGGTATTTATTTTAAATGTACTATTTGCGGGTGTCACGTTCTTACAAAAGGCTTACCTCCTTTGCAGTGTCCACACTGTTTAGATAAGAAGCTTAATAATCATTAAGAGGTATAGTATATATGACAAGATTAGCAAGAATACTTAATATATTAGATAGATATGATAGTCTTGCTACTGCAGGCGTTGAAAGTCGTAATAGCGAGTTTGGTAAACTACTTCTGAAAGAACTTCGTGAAGAGAAAGACAAGCTTACTAAAGAACTTACTGAACATGGTTGTCGGAGGTTAAGATGAAAAGAACATTAGATAACTGCCTGTTAATTCAACTAAGTATATATGACGGTCTTGGAAGACCTAAACAGCGTGATGGTAAGTGCGAAGGATTTGTTAAATCAGAATATGATGATGAGCCCTGCGAGAGATGTAAGAAATGTAAGTTAAATACTATGTATGGAGTTGAGTAATATGTATAATAAGTATATTAAACAAGAAGCAGTATTAGATATGCTTAATAGATTCTTCCGTGAATTAGAAGGGCATGAAGCACAAACTCTAGTATCAGATATTAAGCATGCAGCATTGGAACTTCCTTTAGCCAAGGATGTAGAAGAAGTAACTAGATGTGAGTTTTGCGGTCAGTCCATTGATGTGGATGGTATTTTATATTGTACATATTTTAATAAGAACGTCAATCCTGACGGGTTCTGTTCGGAGGGCTAAATGAATATTGTAGCTGTTATTGTACTAATCATTATTTGGAATTTTATAGGATTCTTTATTCTAGGTTTCACTGCTCGTATCGGATACTGTATAGAAGTAGAAAGACTTAATCCATTATACATATATAAAGATCGTAGAGTTAACTGGTTCGGTGCTTTATGCCTTGCCCTTGTATTTAACGTAACGAGTCCGGTAGTAACTATCTGTTTCTGGTTTTATAAACTCTGTACGGTTGGTAGGAGGCATGACGACGATGACTAAACACACAGAAAGCTTTAATAAAGTAAATCCAGACTATGTTCCAGAGCCTTCCGTAAAGAAAGAATATATAGAAAGAACCGCTTTAATCCATAAAATGGAAGGCATGCAGAAGTATCAAGCAGATTATGAAGATGCTATTGAACTGGTTGCTCTTGAACCGATGGCAGAGGTAGTGCCTATTAGATATGGTAAACTTACTTTTGCTAGTGTACATGAAGGTAAGATGTTTTATAAGTGCTCAGAATGCTGGCATGCTTTCCCTTGGAAAACAATGAACTACTGTCCTAACTGTGGCACTAAGTTTAATCAGGAGAAAGATAACAATGGATCAATGGATTAACTGTAGAGACTGTATTATATTAAAAGAAGAAGGCTACTGTGAGGAATCCTGCCGAAGCGACGGTTGTTACTTTGGTTTAACAGAGGAAGATGTGGACTCGGAGGAAGACAAGTGAATAAGAAAGAATATATAGAAAAAGAGTCTGTTCTTTATGAGATAAATAAACGTCTACAAGATCCGATGTATTGGCATGAAGGGGAAGACTGGAAAAACGGTCTAATTCTTGCTTGTGATGTTATAGATGAAAGACCTACAGCAGATGTAGAAGAAATAGTAAGATGCAAAGACTGCCAGTATAAATCTGAATGGGTCAAAAACGGCATTGGAGAATACTTCTGTCGAAAGAGTGGACTTTGGAATTTAACTGATACTTGCTTCTGCCATTGTGGAAGCAGAAAGGAAGATGTATAATGGCAACTTTGCTTGGTGGAGATCGGTGGAACGATGAGATAACTCCTTTAGATGATGATTGGTATTCTTGTAAAACTGAACAAGAAAGAAAAGAAAATCCTTTAGATATGGATTATGTTCCGGAAAAACATAGGGAAGGATATATTATCAGTGTTGACTTGGCGAAAGAAGATTCTTAAGAATAATGGCAAAACAAAAGCTTATCTCGATTCTCTAGAAAAGCTTTGGGTTGTATTCCTTTGGGCAGACTATGGTATTATTGAAGTGCCGTGGACCGGCAAGTATAATAGAGAAGGACTGCCATTAGTTTATAACTACTATGATAATAATGGCTGTTGTGACGAATTTCGATTAGTACCTATTAATCATGTATCCAGCGGCCAGTTAATTTCTTGGTACAGATTTACTAGGGAAGCGGCGGAACGAGCGATATCGTCTTTAAGGAGAAATAATATGAAAACTAGATATACTAAATTTAAATCTATGTCTATAGAAGAATTAGCTAAGTGGATTGATGACCACGGACAGCATGATGATTCTCCGTGGATGACTTGGTTTGATAATAAGTATTGCTCCAGGTGCGAATCAGAGATTGTTAAGAGAGAAGACTCTATGTCTAAGCTTGGCTTTGAACTTTTATTTAGGAACGAAACAGAATGTTCTTATTGCGAAGTATATGATGAATGTAGATTCTTCCAAAATAAGAAGAATCCTGGCACTCAAGAAATTATTGAGATGTGGCTTAAGGAGGCAGTTGATGAATAAGTTAGTAGATGTAGGACCTATTATTCTGCAAGTACAGAGAAACTTGATTCCTGGTACAGATGAATGCGGCATGGTTCAAGTTGAAGAGGCAGAGCGTTACTTTATTAATCTACTGAATAATGCGCCCAAAGCAGACACGGTAAAACATAGTAAGTGGACAGGCTTTCCTAATAATGGTGTATGGGATATTAAGTGTGCATCCTGTCATAGACTAATTCCTTTCGGTAAGACGCCTAATGAACTTCCTTATTGTCCGTACTGTGGTAGTAGAATGGACGGTGAATAGATGAAAAAAAGATATATAGATATTAGTGAACTGGAAACAGAAGTAATACATAGTAAACGAAATAATCCACACTCAAATAGCATTCAAAGGCAAATGCATCTTCATGAGCATAAGCATTTTCTTACTATGTTGGCAAAAGCACGTATAGTAAATGTAGTAGAAGTTCCAAAAACTGGTATTGGTGACTTGTCAGATGGTTATCATACATTTAATGAGCTCTATCATCATAGAGCAGTTCTGTTTTCAGTAATTTGTAATATGTTTCCAGACAAAGCTTGGAAGAGTAAGTTACATGATACTGGTGATATGTTCGAAGGAATGTTTATAGTAGGTATTGAAACACCAGAAGGTCAGGCAACTTATCATTATGACATTGACCCTTATTGGGATATGTTCAAAGTAAAAGAACTAGACAGAGCTCCTACCTGGGATGGACATACTCCTGAAGATGCTATTAATAGGATTTCTAGACTTTCTAATAAGCAAGCGACCTGGAGACTTGAGACTGATGAGGAGTGTCCTGACTTCATGTTTAAGTTAGTTGTATGCTCTGAGTGTAACCAGAAGGCAAATGATACTTACAAGTTCTGTCCTAACTGTGGTACTGCTATGAAAGGTCTAACTGTTGAAGGATGTAAGGGAGCTAAGTTTAAATGAGATACGTATGTTCAAAGAAATATAAGATTCTCTGTAGAGAAGATTGTTATCATGTAAAGAATATTAAAGAAGAAAATAGAGTATGGTTTAACTCAGCAGAAGAAGGCATTACTTTTGGTTGTAGACCTTGCAAGCACTGTAAACCAGAAAGTGAGTGTTAATATGTATAGTCCTTGTTTTGATTGTATGAATAGAGGAGGTCATTCTTATACAGAAGAATGTGATAATACTTGTGAGTATGCTAATGTTTTAAGTAAGCTTAAACCTTATGGTTCAGTTGATGAAATTGTAGCTGTTCTTAACGGTGATAGATTTCCTACCGTATTTGTAGATAAAGACCACATAGAATTTACTGATAAAATTGTACAAGCTGCGAAGGAGGGTTTAATTTAAAATGTTTGAAGAAGTTGAAGCTCTAAAAGAGCGACAGATTAACGAAATAGCGAAGGACTTGTGTAGCAGATATCCTACATGTACTTGTATAGATAGAGACGGTCATTGCTCTACGCCTCAGCAGCATGCCAAAATTATTTATGGACTTGGCTATAAGAAAGCTACTTTAGGTCATTGGGATTATTATTCAACAACTATGATGGAGTGCAGTGTTTGTAAAAAACACGTTCCTAAGCATAGATATAACTTCTGCCCCGAATGTGGTAGCAAAATGGTTCCTAAAGTTAATGTAACATTAGATAGTAAAGAAGACTGGGAGCAGATTACTTTTGATTCACTACATACAGGAGAACATGGCCAATGAGCACAGAACAGTATAATAATGAGATAATTAAAGCTTTAGATATATTAGATAAGTTTGATTTCTTTTATGGTCAACGCGCTGGTAGAGAGCTTTGGTTTGATAAACCTAAAGAAGTTCAAGATGAGGATATTAAAAACTTTTCTAAAGATATAGCGTTCCTAAAAGACTTTATAATTACACAACAAACAGTAGGCGTTAAAACCTTTATTAATAAACTAAAGCAATGTTATGCACCGTATAATACTAATGAAGAGGCGAGTGCTTTATATCTAATTGATAAGATTAATAATCTTATAGAAGAAACAATAGGAGATTCGAATGAATACTACATGTAAAGATTGTTTATGCTACGAAGCCTGCCATTATCATATCACAGAAGAAACTGATATGACAGTAAATGAGTGCGCTACTGATTTTAAATCTAAAGACCAGTACGTAAAGTTGCCTGCTTTTGTAGGCCAGCCTGTGTGGTCAATAAGAACTTTGCATAAATACGAGGATAATCAGTTTAAAACTATTGGTTATGAAGTTGAGCATGGCAAGGTCTCAATGCTTCAGCAGAAGGTAGATAAGTCTTGGAAGATTCGTGTTACTATAAACCACTCTGTTGGTGATTATACTTTAGACGATTTTAATAAGTATCTATTTACTAACTTAGAAGACGCGGAAGCAGAAGCGCTTAAAAGAGAACAGGAGCTTATAAATGATTGATACTAAAAAACTTATTAGCGAGCTGGATGATGCGGATTTATTTCTAAGAAATAGAGCTAAAGCTGCACCTGCTCCATTAAATGATTATGACATTATGTTGCTTCAGGATATTGCAAAAACCTGTGACGAAGCAGCAAGAACTTTAGAAAAATCTATGATGTTACCTTATTCTCCTGGCGACACATTGTATTATATAGATAAGAGAACTGGAGAAATTGATACTGACACAGTAAAGTTTATTACTATTACGAAGGCTGGACCGAAACCTATTCTTGAAAGACATAATAGAAGGTTTTGGGAAGACTATCAGTTTGGTGTTAATGTCTTTTGCTCTAAAGAAGAAGCGAAAAAGGTGGCAGTAACTAATGACAGAAACTAAGCTAATAGAAATACTTAATGGTTATTATGAGGATGAGTCAGCTATAGGTTTTGTACACTACTTTACTGAAGATGAAAGTAAGTTACTTGCTGACTACCTAGTTTCTCAAAACGTAGTAGCACCTCCTGTGGATATTGGTGATAGAGTCTGGTATATCGAAGGCGGTTATTATAATGCTTCTTATATGAGGCCTAAAGAGATTATAGTTACGGAAATTAATAAGAAGAAATCAGGCAAGTCTATTGAGTGGGGCTTTATTGCCGGTAACACGCGCTATAGATTTACGAGTTTTGGTAAGACAGTCTTTTGGACTAAGGCTGAATGTGAAGCTGCTATTGAAAAGAAAAAGAAATCATCAAGGAGGTTTACTTAATGGATACAGAGAAACTTAATATAGAAACAGTTGACTGTGTAAGTACTATTTATAAAGGCGACGTGGATATTCATTATTGTTGTCCGCATTGTGGAGAAAGCTACTATATGGAAAATTTTAGTACTTCTACTTGTGTTTATTATCCGCCTATTTATAAAGACGGTGTGAACATAAACCCAGATAGAAATACTACTACGGTTCATTGCACTTGCATGGCTTGTGGCAAAGATTTCTGTGTTACTAAGTAAGGAGTACCATTATGAAGTTATTTAAGACTGTAGATGATAGATTTGCTGATCTTGGTTTTGAGAAAATTGAAGAAAGCTGTTACGGTGTTGTTTATGAGAGATATAATGAGGAATATAAGTTTACTCAAGTTCTTCATTTAGCACATAAAGCTAGCGGCAGACATATAGTACAGTCCTATGATAAAGATTTATCAGACGCTAAGAATATTGGTAGTACTTGTGTAGGTTTGTCTATGTATGAAATGGAGTTATGTCTTAAGAAGATGCGACAGCTTGGCTGGAAAATGACAAAAAATTAAATTTAAAGACAGGTCTTAAACTGGCCTGTCTTTTGTTGTATAATAAAATAAATAAACTATATTGGAGATCTGATTATGGATTATCAAGGATATAAATTGCTTGACAAAATTATGCTCGTGTGTAGAGATGAAGCTGACCACGATGATAGCTTCGGTCGTGGAAAACGTGATTGTTATCAAGCATACTTAGTAGACCCTTCAAATAAGAAGCAGTTAGAATCTGCTCGCCATTGGGCTAAGTGGACTGAGTACGGTCCATCTTTTAGAAACGAAGAAACTGGCAAATGGGAACGCGAATATGAAATCGAACATGAGCCTGTAGAATTTATGTTTGAAAATAACGGTTTTGAACTTGAATTAAAAGACTGTGCAGGTGGAAGTTCTCAAGGTGGTAAGCTTTCTTTCTGGAATTGCTTTGTAACAAAAGATAATAATACTTTTATGATTGGTATTAATTCTGATATGCTGCTCGATCTTCTGAAGAATGCTTCTTTTAATAAAGGTAAGTGCCAAAGCCCGCTTATTTTTATTACACAAAAAGGTAAAGTAGGTATGACTATTGAAGGCTCGTATACTTATCAGCAGTGCGTAAAAGATAGAGAACTTATGAGTAGTCTTAAGAAGTCACAGACTTCTAAGTTTACTTTTGGTGATAGAATCAGTACTGCAACTATTAATGATGTATATCTTGGCACAATCACAAAGTATTATGATTTTGACCCTGGAGAGAAAAACGCTACTTGGCACTATCATCATTTTGATATCAGCGACTGTAAGATTACTAAGCTTAAAAAGCCTGTTACATACCACTTGTTTGAGAGCCTGTATCGAGACCGCTCGCTCAAGACTATTTTAGACGAATATGATAGTTCTATTTATTCTTATCCGGATGTAAAGAAGACTTGTCCAAAGCGAACTATTGTGGGCAAGATTGAAATGGACTGCTCAGAAGAAGACTTTAAACAAGGAGTAATGGATAAGACCTATGATTTTAAAGCATTCTCAGAAAAACTTCAAGAGTCTTATAACTATAAAGGCTGTGATAGATATAGAACATTTTATTATTTCTTAGGTAAAGGTACATTTGGTTATGGTTTTGAACCATTTGAGCTTAATGAGACAATTATGGAAAAGATTAAAGAATTTGGTATTAAGTACGTGGAGGAAGAGTAACTATGAAATACGTAATTGACTTAGATGCTTTTGTAGAATGCCTTGATTGTTTAGATACTATTAGGGTTAATGGTGAGCTGTATGTAGATTTGCCGTTATTAAAAGAATTTATAAACAGATTTCCTAAAGATGCTGCAGAACCTAAATATTCACATGCAGAATACTCTACTTCTTGTTAAGATATATAGAATCATTCTTAATATATAAAATGCTCTAGAAGTTAAATAGGAGCCTTTTAGATATATTTAAAAATAATATAAAAAGGTGTTTACAAATTCTTTTTGTCATGTTATAATATCTCTTGTGACTATCAGTCACCTCTTATCATATTCAACATTATTTATAGAAATAGATATGGATAGCTTTATAGTAATATAAGTTTAAATATGCAATCCCCCTAAATTGCATCACACCTTTTACGACTTGTATTAAGTACTCCTAAATAAATTCATGTAAACAACCCAACAACTATAAGCTATTCATATCTATCTTCTCCAAAAACAAAAACCAGTTTACAAATACAATAATTTGTGTTATAATATTTTTGTAGCTGTAAACTGTTTCTATATAAAACTTCCTATTACTAGATATGAATAATAACTGTTGTTAATTGCTTGTCTACTTTTATTATTCATATCTTTTACATATATTTAATAAAATACTTAAATTTAGGTTCCATTGATTGTATAATATATCAATGGAACTTTTGTTTTATTAAAAATTATGGAGGCAGACTATGTTAAAAAGAATTTACTATGATGTTAGATTTAAAGCAAAACACTTTCCAAATCTGCTTGTAAGATTCTTTACCAGAGATAAATATTATATTTGTGAAGAATGTCATAAGATTCATAAACGTGACGGCACTGAAATTCGACTTGATGATGACAAGGAACATTTGATGTCGCATCCTTTGTGGTATGGTAGCGTTTGTAGAGAAAGTTATAATGCTTTGTTTAGAAATATTCGTCGTATGATCCGAGAAGACCTTACTAAATAATTTGGAGGTAAAGTATGTATAAAGATATTGAAGATATTAGAAAAGACTATGATACCGGTAAATATTCAGTAGGTTATCATTACCCCGGTGAATTTACTGAAGAAATTTTAACTAGACTACCTGAAAATTATGTTTTTGATGAAGAGCTTTCTGTAAAACGTAATCGAGAAATGGTAGAAGAACACAATCAGAGAGTAGAAGAGGCTCGTGCTCTTAAAAGACAAAAGCAGCTAGAGCTAAATGAAAAACTCACTGAAGATGTTGTTGAATACATTTTAGAGAATTATAATCTCACTAATAAGCAAGCTCGTATTGTTGAGAGGTGGGTATACAGAGAGAAACATTCTTTCATGTGCGATTATTTTTCTTATATCGATACTTTTGCTGAATTCGCTGATGATATTGTTAATCAAGTGGAGGAAGAATAATGACTGATTTTAAAGCAATTTTAAAAACACCAGAATATGATTTCCTTAAAACAAATCCTCATTTAGGCAACAATATTATTTTACTCGGACTTGGCGGCTCGCATGCTTATGGAACTAATGTAGAAGGCTCAGATATAGATATTCGTGGCGTAGCTCTTAACACTAAAGCAGAAATACTTGGTGCAGCTAACTTTGAACAGGTAGTTAATAACGAAACTGATACAACTATTTATTCTATTAGAAAAATTGTATCATTGCTTACAAACGCGAATCCAAATGTTATTGAAATGCTTGGATTGAAACCTGAACATTATCTCTATCTTTCTCCTATCGGTCAGGAGCTTATAGATAATAGAAAGTTATTTCTTTCTAAAAAAGCAGTACAGTCTTTTGGTGGGTATGCAACAGCACAGCTCCGTCGATTAGACAATAAAGCAGCACGAACTGTGGCACAAGCGGAAAGAGAACAACATATACTAAATAGTATTATGACTGCTAGCTACGTTTGGCCCGACACTTATAAATGTTTCGGTGAAGATGACTATATTAATCTTTATTTAGACGATTCAGATCAAGAAGATTTAGATAAAGAAATCTTTATTGACCTTCATCTTACTCACTATCCTCTTAGAGATTATAAAAGCATGTGGTCAGATATGAAGAATGTAGTCTCAGGTTATGATAAAATTGGACATCGAAATCAGAATGCTATTGATAATGGTAGACTTGGCAAACATATGATGCATTTAATCAGACTTTATTTGATGTGCATTGATATTCTTGAAAAAGAAGAAATTATCACTTACCGCGAACAAGACCTTGAATATTTATTAAGTTTTAGATATGGTAAATTTCTAGATGAAGACGGACAGCCAATTCCTGGATTTTATGATATAGTAAACGAATTTGAACGTAGAATGCTTTATGCAGCTGAAAATTCAAGTTTACCTGACAAGCCTGACTACGATAAAATAAATGAATTTCTTATGAGCGTTAATGAAAGGGTTATTTTGGGGAATGTCTAAAGAAGAAACTAATCAGAAAAATGTTGAAGAAACTAAAGAAGAACTTGATTTTATATTTATACTTACTGCTTTATTTGTTATTTTAAAGCTGTTTAAGGTAATTAACTGGAGTTGGTGGTGGGTATTTTCACCCATATGGATTAGCATTGGTTTAGTAGTGGTACTTATACTTATTGCTATCATAGCTGCAGTTTTGTGTACTTGGAGAGAGGGTTAATTATGAAAAATTATTTGTAAATGTACCTATGCAAGATCAAACAGAAGAAGAAATTATGATATTAAGAGCTATAAAGCAGCACCTGATATTGTAATACCTAACTATGATGCAGTTAAAGCACTTCATAATGCTTTTAAAAACTAAAATAGATTATATGAGGTACCAAAGATATGGATAGATTAACTAGAACTATTAACACTATTAAAGAGGATATAGATATTCAGAAAGCTCTTGATAAACTTGCAGCTTACGAAGACGCTGAAGAAAATGGTAGGCTTCTTATTCTTCCCACTGAAGCTTATTACATAGATATAAATGATAGAGTTAGATGTGCTGATATATTATCAGTTACTTGTAAGCATCTTCTTGTTGAGGAAGGGCCAGATTTTGAAATCAGCTATACTATAGATGCCACTGGAGAGTCAGCTTTTACAGGCAAGCTTGGTGTTGATGTGTTTGATACTGAAGATGAAGCGCGAGCAAGAGCATACTGATTTTAATAAAGGAGACATAATTTTATGATGGTAGAATATAATAAGATTGAAACTCTTTGGAAAAGAGACATGGACGGGACTAAGAAGCTGCTTGAAGGTGAGTTTAGAAATCCGACAGTAGAGTTTCTTAAGGATAATATTTGGCAGTTTACTGAAAAGGTAGACGGAACCAATATTCGTGTGTACTGGGATGGTCATACCATTTCTTTTGGTGGTAGAACTGATAAAGCACAGATTCCTGTTTTTCTTCTTGATTATCTTTTAGCTACTTTTAAGACTAATGAAGCTGAGCAGATTTTTGAGGAGAAGTTTGGTGAGACTCCTGTAATTCTTTTTGGTGAAGGCTATGGTCCTAAGATCCAGAAAGGCGGAGCCTATAGAAGTGATGTAAGCTTTATTCTTTTTGATGTGCTTATTTGTGGTAATTACCAGTCCAGAGACTCTGTAGAAGATATCGCAAGGTCTTTTGGAATTGATGTTGTTCCTATCATTTTTGAAGGTACTATTCAGGAAGGTGTAGACTTTGTAAAAGGTCATCCTGACTCTACTATGGGAACTGCTAAGATGGAAGGTCTTGTAGGTAGACCTAAGGTAGAAATGCGAGACCGTTGTGGCAAGCGTGTCATTGTTAAGATTAAGTGGGAAGATTTTAAGTAAAAATAAGCACTCTATGTAAAATTAGAGTGCTTATTTTTTATTGTATAATATAAGTAGTTAAATAGTAAGTAAAGGAGTTTATGTTATGGCATATAAACAGGCACAAAATCGTAAAAAACGCTTGATGAAAACTTATAGGCAGACTAAGAATAGCTATGGTGCGGGTGTATGGTTTAATGAGGACACAGGTAGATATATAAAATATACTGCGTCAAAAACTCCTGGCTACGCGAAATATCTTAGAAAGATCAGTAATAGAAAAATTCGCAGAATTTACAATATAGGAAACTTTAGCAACTATAAAAAACATTTCGATTATTGGTGGACATTATTTTAATTAGAGAGGATATAGTTAATGGCACGCAAGACAATACCTAAAAAAGTTCGTGAGGCAGTTTATAATAAATATGACGGGCATTGTGCATATTGTGGTAAGAAAATTGAATATAAAGATATGCAAGTAGATCATCTTATTCCAGTCCAAAGAGAACGGTTTGGTAGCTATACAGAAGAACAAATTGAGTGCTTTGAAAACTATATGCCTGCATGTCGTAGGGATAATCACTACAAACGTTCCCATTCATTAGAAGTATTTAGAAAAATGATTGAAGAAATACCAAGTAAGCTTTTTCGTGATAATTACATATATAAGGTTGGTTTAGACTATGGCTTAGTCGAGGCTCATGAACATAAAATTAAATTTTATTTTGAGCAAGTAGAAGAATTAACTAAATCAGATAATAAATAAACGCTAAATTAATCGATAAGTTTTATTGAAAGGAATAAATTATTTATGAATATGTTCCGAGCGTTTATGGAACTGGATGCGCTTAATGAATCTTTTGGTGATCGTCAAGACCTCATAAATAAAATTGAAGCTTCTGGCAGAAGCTATAATTTCGATAAATATTCTGATGCACAGTTATATAGAATGTGGCAAAGAATTCAGGATGAGGATAACCAAGAACGAGAGTATTATGAAATGACACGTGAACCTGAACAGGACGTAGAAGTTAGTTTTTGTGACTACTGCGGTTTAGAACTAAATCCATTAGGCCAGTGTCCAGAGTGTGATCTTGGTGATCGATTAGATGAAGATGTTAAATACTGTTGGTTTGGATACTACTTAGACCGTAAAAATAATAAAAAGTTTATATATGCTTTCAAAGACAATACTTCTCTTGATGCAGACGAAGCCGCAGATATGCTAGAAGATATGATTCCAGAGCCTTATACTAAGTTTGTATTTAGAGGAAGCATTGATAGTTTTCTTGCAGAAAAAGAGGGTTACGCCTTAGTAGAAAACCTTTTAGAGTGGAAGTTAAGCGATGGTTCTTCTATTAGTAAAACTTCCGTAGCTACGAGTGCTCCATCTGCCACTACTGCTAAGGCTGTATCTGCTACACAACAAGTACAAAAGCAAGCTGCTTCTGCTGGTAAATATATTGTAACGATAGTAGATGACGGTCATAAGCTAAGAGCGAGAGCTGACGATGGTGTGCACGGTGAAGCAAATGTAGCTTTTCCTAATAATCTAAGAAACCACGAAGGTCAGCAATATGAGGTAGAAATCCTAACTTGGAATGGAAAGAATTATCGTGCCTCAGGAGAAATTAATCCAGTAAATAGTGTATCTAATACACAAAATATAAATGAAAAAATTAATAAGGAGAATAACAAAATGAATTTTTTTGAGACCCTAGACGAGCTTAATAAGCTTTATGAAGCTACAAACGAAGAAGCGCTAGCAGACGAAGTTGCTGCTGAAGAAGAAATTCCTGTAGAAGATGTCGTTGATGATGAGGTCGTTAAAGAAGAGCCTGAAGTAGACGAGCCTAAGAAAGTTATTTTAGAGTGCTCTAAGTGCGGTGCTCTCGTAATCAAGGATGAGTCCGATGTAAAAGCAGACGAAGAATCTGATTTAGTAAATGTTGATGAAGCTTGCGCTTTCTGTGAAGAAACTGCTGGTTATGCTATTGTAGGTGCTATGGTTCCTTATAAGGCAGCAGAAGAGATTGAAGAAGGCCTTTTTGGCAAGAAAATTGAAAAGACTGTTACTGCTGATAAGGTAAAAAAGGGAGATAAGATTTTAGCTGTAGGCGGTAGAAAAGAGCAGTATCCAGGTAGGGTTCAAAGCGTTTCAAATCGTGCTAGCGGTGGTGGTGTGGATATTTTCCACAGTAATGGCAGCATGTCGCTTGCAAATGATACAGAAGTTCGTGTTTTAACTAAAGAATCTTTAGAAGAGGAAGTATCTCTTACTGAAGGTAAGCTTAAAGATAGCCTAAAAAAGGTTGCTACTAGACTTGGCGCCGATGGTGCAACTGTTATAAGAGCCTTTGGTGAGCTAATTTCTAATATTTTACCTGAAAAACAGGGTGATGCTCTTTATGATGCTGTTGAGAATATGGAAAACAAAGCAACTCTCAAGGCACTTATGAATGGTAATGAAAAAGTTCTTAACACTCTTACTGTTGAGGATATTGATGAGCTAAAACAGGATATCGAAGAATACGCCAAAACCAAGGCCGCTAAGAAAGCTGGAAAAGCTGATGATAGTGAAAACCTTGATGAGATTTTAGATGTAAATTTAGATCTTGATGCTAGAGGTTTTGGCGGTAAAGGAAACGATGTTTCTGTTCTATAATTTTTAATAAGATAAATTAATTAATAAAGACTGGTTTTGTGCCAGTCTTTATTTTTTTACTAAATAATTAATTTTAGTATAAAACCGTTTAGTAAGCTATTGTATATTATAATAGAATGAAAAAATGAAGGAGTCTTATTATGGCTAATTATATGTTTGTATTACGTCCTACTGAGAAAGTAATAAAGACAGTATGTCCTGAGTGTACTAAACGTGGTGAAGTTTTAAATAGCTGTCAAACATGTCACGGCTCAGCTATTAAAAAGTATAATTTTACTCAGTATTATGTACAAGATAAGCCTATTCAAATTACTAATATAGATCGTGACCCTAAAAATGGGGTTTTGCGTTATTGGGAAGGCGCTTGTGATTTTTTCTATGAAACAGTTTATCCTGAACTGAACAGATATGTGCCTGAAGTGCCTCATGGTATTCATCTTTGTCATGATACTATGCTATCTGCAAAACAAGAGTGCGAGCGAATTAATAAATACCTTGCAAGCAAAAAGCTAAAGACTAGTAGCATTGTTGAGGATGATATGTCTCATATTATGAATTTTTGAGGAGACCTAATATTGGATATTACCTATTGTAATGAAGAATGTCCAATTGGGCAAGAAGCAAGAAACAGTTTTTTAGAAAGTAATAATTCTGCTTATGATGCCGTTATCGATTTTTGGCATTTTGTAGATAATTGCTCAAAAACTTGCAAGTATAAGCAGGTAGACACAGAAAATACTAAGGAGTAAATATATGAAAGTTTGTTGTATTAGTGCAAAAGCACAACATGGTAAAGATACTGCCGCTAGTATTATTAAAGATTACTTAGAAGCTAAAGGTAATAGAGTGCTGATTACTCATTATGCTGATCTTGTAAAGTTTGTATGTACAAACTTCTTTAACTGGGATGGCCAAAAAGATGAGAAAGGTCGAACGCTTCTTCAATATGTAGGAACAGATGTGATTTCTTCACAACAGCCATCTTATTGGGTAGATTTTATTGTTGATATCCTTAAGTTTTTTGAGAATGAGTGGGATTATGTTTTGATTCCTGATTGTCGTTATCCGATTGAATTTACCCAGGTTGAAAAGAATTTTCCTACTAAGCTTCTTAGAGTTGAACGTCCTAATTTTGAAAGCGGTTTAACAGAAAAGCAGAAACAGCACGTTTCTGAAACTTCTATGGATAATTATAATTTTGATGCGATTATTCATAATGATTCAACTTTAGATACTTTTAGAGATAGATTAATCTGGTTTACTGATACTTTTTTGTTAAATTAAAATAACAAGTCTTTGACTTGATTTTAATATATAATATAAATAATTTTTAAGGAGTTATGAAAAATGGCAATTGGATTTTTTGTAGGTATTTTGTTAGCGGTCTTGGCTATTGGCTGCGGCATTGGTGTTTATTACTGCTCAGAGAATGACATTGCGGCTGGTAAGGTAATTTGTATTATTTTAACTGTTATCTTCTGTATTAGCTTTATTGCGGTACCGTTCTCGTTTCGTACTGTGAATTCTGGCGAGATCGCTGTAGTTAAAACTTTAGGTAAGATTACAGGTACTAGAGACGCAGGCACGAATTTTGACCTTTGGATGACCACTTCTTATTCAAAGTATGATACTAAGGTGCAGAATGTAGAAATTATTACTGCTGCTTATTCTAGTGATGCACAAACTATGGATGTAGCCATGACACTTCAGTACCGAGTCGTTCCTGATAAGGTAACTGATATTGCTACTCAGTATGGTACTCTTGAGGTACTACAGGGACGTATTCAGTCTATTGTTATTGAAAAAACTAAGGCTGTACTTTCCTCACATAAAGCTATGAATATTATTGCAAATAGAGCTGCTATCTCGCCTGAGGTAGAAGCAGCAGTCAAAGCAGCTGTTGACGAGGGCTACTTTATCAGTGTAGAAGCTGTAGTGCTTACTAATATCGATTTTTCTGATTCTTTTGAAAAAGCAGTAGAGGACAAGATGGTAGCCGAACAGGCAAAGCTTAAGGCTGATTATGATAATGAGACAAAGATTGCAAAGGCAGAGGCAGATGCAAAAGCTCTTAAAATTGCTGCTGAAGCAGAAGCAGCTGCTAATAAGCTTCTTACTCAATCTCTGACTGACCAAGTACTTGAATCTAAATTTTACGAAAAGTGGGATGGCAAGCTTCCTCAGGTTATGGGTGAAGGTTCAGCTATCCTAGATATTAGAGACGAGATTGAAGAATAACCTTTAAATAACTAAAAGCCTAGGGTTAAAATATCCTAGGCTTTTATTGTATTATATATTGATAAATATTAGTTAGGAGGCGTTACATGTTAAATACTTTGTTTTCAATGACAACTCTATATTTCTTTTTAATTAGTTTAACTAACGTTATTTTATCTAGTACAAAAAGTATCTGTACTGTCAGATATGGCAGAGGTATTAATGTACTAACCAATGTTATTGCTTATTCTTTTTATACAGTAGTAGTTAAACAGACTGCCAATCTCCCTTTAGAGATTACGGTTATTGCTACAGCCATTGCTAATGCTTTAGGCGTTTGGATTAGCTATGCTATTTTGGACTTAATTCAGAAAGATAGGTTGTGGAAGATTGAAGTTGTTGTTCCAAAACATTACGAAGTAGTTATTCACGAAACGCTTATTCATATTCCGCATGACTATATTGAGGTAGGCCCTAAGACGCTATTTAATTTTTATTGTAGCACAAAAACGGAAACTAAAGAAGTTATAGAGCAATGTAAAAAATATCATGGAAGATTTTTTGCTGTAGAGAATAAATATAAAGGATTTGAGAGAGAATGATTTATACTACCTATTTTGCAAAACTTAAAAAATTACCTAAAGATATTATTACTTTTTCTATTTGTGGTAAGGCTCCAGCAGGTTATAAAGGCTTTCAGTATAAGAAGTTAGCGCCTAAGTATGATTTCTTTATGGAATGGAAACGCACTGGTGATAATGATTATTATATAAAATGTTTTAAAGAGCAGGTCTTAAACAAGTTAAATGCAGATGAGGTCATATCTGAAATGATAGATCCGCATTCTGGCGTTGATATAGCTCTTGTTTGTTATGAAAAGCCTAATGATTTCTGTCATAGGCATCTAGTAGCTGAATGGCTTAGAGAGAATGGTTACAGGTGTGAAGAATTTATATATAATTAAAGGAGTTTTATATGAGTAATATTATTGATGGTAAGGTTGTATCAAAAGCGGTTAAGGAGCGTGTAGCCGAAGAAGTTAAACAACTAAAAGAAAAAAGAGTTTATCCTTGTTTGGCTGTTATCTTAGTTGGTGAAGACCAAGCTTCGCAGGTATATGTAAGAAATAAGCAAAAGGCTTGTGAGGAGACGGGTATTATTTCAAGACAGTTTAATTTACCTGCGGATATTGGCCAGGAAAAGCTTATTAGACTTATCTACGACTTAAACATTGACGAAGCAATTGATGGTATTCTTGTGCAGCTCCCCCTCCCACCTGGTTATGACGAGAAAGCTGTTTTGAACGCAGTTAGTCCATACAAAGATGTAGATGCCTTTCACCCAAAAAATGTTGGTAAAATTATGATCGGCGAATATGATTTTCTTCCTTGTACCCCCGCAGGTGTTATGGAAATGCTTGACTACTATAATATTGAAGTAGCTGGCAAAGAGTGTGTTGTTGTAGGTAGATCTAATATTGTCGGAAAGCCAATGAGCATGCTATTGCTTCACAAAGACGGCACTGTCACAACAGCGCATTCTAAAACTAATGACTTGACAGAAGTTTGTCGTCGGGCTGACATTCTTGTGGTTGCCGTCGGCAGTCCTGGGTTTATTACAGCAGATATGGTTAAAGACGGCGCTGTCGTTATTGATGTCGGAATTAACCGTGTAGACGGCAAGCTCTGTGGTGATGTCGATTTTGAAAATGTTTCACGCAAAACATCATGGATTACTCCGGTACCTGGTGGTGTCGGACCTATGACAATTGCAATGCTTATGCAGAATACCGTCATCGCAGCTAAAAATCAAAATAAGTATAAGCTATATCTGTAATTTAAAATTTCTTTTGCTAAATTTAATAGCAAAGGAGATTGTAGTATGTTCAATATTAATAGCAAAACTGATAAAGTTAATTTAGATTTTAATGTAAATAAACTTATTATAAAATTAAATAAAGATACATTAGTTGACACTAGCATAGAGCCAAAAGAAATAAAAAGCAACGACCAGGAGATTCAACCAGTAACTAAACGAGTAACTGAGCCTATGTTTGAAATTTATTAGGGTAGATTCATTATTGAGTCTACCCTATTTTTATTTTACAAAAGTTAAGAAAACTGCTAAATTATATGATACTAAAATTTTACTAGGAGGGCTTGCGCTTGCTAAGTTATTGTACAAATTATCTCGCCACTATGCCGGATATAACTGTATATATGAACTGTGATACCAGACTTGCAATAAATTTACGCATGTTTGACTTGGGCGAAAATGACGAGTTTATTTTTGCCATAAAAAATTACAGCTACATAGACTCGCCATACGTATTTTTATTTCGAGCTAGAAAAACAGACATAGACGAAAACGGCGAAGTCATCTTTAAGATTACTCCTGAAGCATCTAAACACCTAAAGCCAGGAGCTTTTTATAATTTTGCCGTTTTAATTAATGCTTTTGATCCTAAAGAAGAGACAGAGTATAAAAAGTTAACTGAAAACGGAAATATTCAAATTGAATATGGTGCTCAAGATTTACTGATAAAACCTGAACCTGGCGAGTTCCAAGGGTCTATTATTGGAGTACGTTTAGAACTTTTGGACGATATTTCTTCAATTGATCCTGATATATATAAATGCGAAGTGCTTGGTGTTAGACTAGAGTTACTGGACGAAATTTCTTCTGTACCTCCGGCTATAAACGAAATTATTAGTATGCGTTTAGAGCCTCTAGAAAATAACTAAGGAGGTACACTCTAAATGATTGAATTACGCAAACCTACACAAAAGCCAGTTGTTGTTATACGAGCAGCTACTGGCAATGAGCTATCAAACTATGAAAAACGTAAATTAGCTAACATAGAAGATAATGCTCAAGAAAATAAAATTGAGATTATTAAGGTTAATGACCAAAGACTTGCAATAGACCCTCTTAATAAAGAGGTTCGTATCGATCTTGGAAATCTTGCTTTTAAAAATAAAGTTGGTCCGCAAGAACTTTCTGCTGATGAACTATTTTTTATTAAGTGTGAGCTTGATGACCAAGATTTAGTATAAATACACTAATTTTAAGGAGAGAATGTATTATGGCAACTTATAAAGTATGGCTTACTGTAAAAGATAGCTATGGTAACATTAAGGAAATTCCTGGTGATGAGATCCATGTTGATTTAGCTACTTTGACACCGGACGAAGTTACACAGATTGAAGAAGCCCTTCCTTTGGAAGACTACTTAAGAAAAGATGAGATGGTGGTAGAATTAGACCCTCATTTTGCAAAGGATGAAGCAGTCGAAGAGGCTGTTAAACAGACTGTAAAGTATGGAGACTTTAAGTTCAAGGATACCCAATTAAAAGGGGATGGTGAATAATTATGTCTGAGCTTAATATTAGACGAGGTCTATCTACTGACCTTTTTATTGATGGGGAGCTTAACCCTAACATAGTTTTAGAAGAAGATTGTTGGTATCTTTGTACAGACACTGCAGAGCTCTTTTTAAGCGTTTTTGATAAAGACGATAGTGGCCAAGAATTATTGACGCTAAAGCAGATTAATTATAGTAACAGTGATGGGATAGACTTAGCTGATTACTATAGTAAAGAAGAAATTGATACTATAATTAATAATATCGAGCATCCAGCTAATCCTACAAAAGTAAGTGAATTAGAAAATGATGCTAATTACGCTACTGAGCAGCATGTTGAAGCTGCTGTTGCTGGGCTTACTCCTAAAGTTGAGCAGGTACAAACAAAACTCGAAAAAGAAGTTATTCCTACAGTTGAGCAACAGATTTTACCAACAGTTCAAAAAGTTGAAACAGAAATTATTCCAACAGTCCAAGAACTTACTGAAAAAGCTGCAACTCAAGAATGGGTAGCAAGTCAAAAATACTTACAAAATAAGTATGAAGTACTTCCTGTTGACGGAATGTTTGTTAGTTATAACAATAGCGAAGTTAGAGTGAATACTGAGCATGTAGACATCAATGCTCTGCCTCCTCAGAATGCCGGTGATGGTAGTTCAGATTCTTACTACTATATGACATTCCGAGCATATGCTCCAGAGAATGCTACAAGCGTTATTGAAGGCTCAAATGATAAGATGGATGCGGAGCATAGTGCTCTTGCTACTGACAGTTTAGGCAGAAAATATACCACGATATGGTCGGCTATTGCCAACAAGAGTGGTGACAGCTGGTCAAAGTTTGGCGACAGATCTACTATTGATAAATACCTTGGATTCTACTACAACTTCCACTGGTATGCTGATGATAAACTTATTAGTAAGGACAAAGTTCGTGTAATTCTTACCAATGATACTTGTCACAACGATCTTGTGCCAGATGCTGTTGCTCGTCGTATTGATGAGAGAATAAGTACTGTTGCAGACATTGACCATAAGCACGATGACTTATATGATATTAAAGGAACTGCTCAGGCTATTAAAGATGAACTTCTTAATGGCGCAGGTGAAGCTTATGATACTCTTAAAGAGCTTGGAAGCTTAATAGATAATAATAAGGACGCTATTGAAGCTTTGACTACTATCGCTACAGGTAAGGCTGACGTAGATCATGAGCATACTGAATATGCAGTTGTTGAGCATAGTCATGCTAACTATGCAACAACTGATCATTTACATGAAGATTATGCAAATAAAGTACATGGCCATGAAGAATATGCGACAATAGATCATGCTCATAATGAGTATATTACAGAAGACACACTTGACAAAAAAGGCTATCTTACTGAACATCAAAGTTTAGAAGCTTATGCTAAAAAGGATGAGCTGTTTAGTAGAGACTATAACGATTTAAATAATAAGCCTGAGATTCCTAGTACCGAAGGTTTGGCTACAGAAGAATTCGTTAACACGGCTATCAATAATATAGAGCTTCCTGAGGCTGAACTTTATAAAGTTGATTTCAACGCTCCTGATTATGCCGAGGCAGTTGAAGCTTACAATAATGGAAAAGTATTAGTTTTAGTTAATGCGGCTCCAGACGTTAATAGCTATGCCGTAATGAATTATGTAAGTGAAAAATATATTACATTTACAAAATTCTTAATGAGTAGAAGTGAAACCTACGGCGCATTTAATACTTATTATCTAAGTCCGGCTAATACCTGGGAAGTTTCAAAAGAAGTTAAACTTAATAAAGTTGAAATTACTGAGGATAACAAGCTCAACGTTGGTAAGCAAGAACTTGACGTCGCTACTAAGGAGTTTGTTACTCAGAAAATTGCTGAAGCTGAACTAGCTGACCAGGACGTCGACCTTAGCGCTTATTACACTAAGTCTGAAGTTGATGTACTTATCCCTGCAGTACCTACTAAAGTAAGTGAACTTGAGAATGATGCAAAATATGCTACTGAAGAATATGTAGATAATGCAATTAGTAATATTGAATATCCAACAAAAGTAAGTGAATTAGAAAATGATGCAGGCTACATCACTGCTAAAGATATTCCTGAAGTTAATTTATCTAATTACTATAATAAATCTGAAACAGAAGCCTTAGTTAATGAAGTAATAAATGGAATTGATATTCCTGATACTTCTAGCTTTATTACTATGGAAGATGTTGAAGCTAAAGGTTATTTAACTGAGCATCAAAATCTTAGTGAATATGCCAAGAAGTCTGAAATTCCTAGTATTGAAGGACTCGCCTCGGAAGATTTTGTTAGAAGTGAAATTGCTAAAGCTGAGCTCAATGGTGGCGAAGTAACTGAGGAAGAGCTTGATAATCTTCTTGCGAATTATTATAACAAGACTGAAGTTGATAATAAGTTCAAAGAGCTTGAAATTCCTTCTATAGAAGGTCTCGCAACTGAAGAGTTTGTAAATAACGCTATTGCAGGTATTGAAATTCCTGAGACAGAACTATTTGTTGTTGATTTTGCTGCACCGGACTTTACTGCTGCAATTAATGCATATAACAATGGCAAATTCCTGGTTTTAGCTAATGCTGCTCCTGATGTAAATGGTTACGCAGTGATGAATTATGTCAGAAGTGACATGATTACATTTACAAAATTCTTAACAAGCAGAAGTGAAGCTTATGGTTCATTTAATACTTATTATTTACACAGTGATAATACCTGGGAAATTTCCAAAGAAGTTAAATTAAATAAAGTTGAAGCAAACGCTGACGGCGAAGTTAACGGTGAATTAACTAGTATCAGAATTGGTAAAGAGGTTTATAGCCTTCCAAATACCGATGGGCTTGCTTCTGAGCAATATGTTAATGAACAGATTTTTGCACTTGAAATTCCAGAGGTTCCTACCAACGTAAGTGCATTTACTAATGATGCTGGATATCTTACTGAGCATCAAGATCTTAGCGAGTATGTTAAGAAGACAGAGCTGCCAGTTGTTGATGGTTTTGCAACAAAAGAAGAACTAAATAACGCAATCGAGGCCATTGAACATCCAGTAGTGAACTTAGATAATTATGTTACTAAGGATGAGATTGAAGGTTTTATTAGCGAAGTTCCTGCTGAATACATAACTGAGGGCGAACTCGAATCTAAGGGTTATTTAACACAGCATCAAGATATTAGTCATTTAGCAACTAAGAAAGAAATTCCTGACGTGAGCAATTTCGCTCTAAAGTCTGATATTCCTGACGTTTCTAAGTTTATCTCAGAAATACCTAGTGAATATATTACAGAAGAAGAGCTTACAGCTAAAGGCTACTTAACTGAACATCAATCACTTGAAGATTATTCAACTACTTCAGAAATAGCTAATGCAATTGCAACAGCTGTTGATGTTAAAGCTAATGATACTCCTTTTACAACTGCTAAATTTATTAGTAACCCTATTGGAGATTTTAAAGTCGGCGATAATATAAAAGACCTTAAAATAGCAGAAATATTGGCTAAATTATTAGGGCTTACTGATGAACAGCCAGGACAAGAACCTGAAAATCCTGACGAGCCAGAAGGTATTATAGATAATTTAATAGCTAATGAATTACCTATGTATCAAATAGCTGCTGGTGGCCAACTTGAGGAAGTTGCTTTTAACTATAAAACGATGACTGTAGAAGAGTCAACAAAAGCTCCTGATACTGCTGGATTCTATCAAGTTATTGATGGTGATACTGTTAATGAGTCTGGCTATCAACAATTTACAAGTTATGAAAATGAATTGTTTTATATGATTGCACTTCCAAACAGTCTTGATTTAAACTCAGATAAATTACAAGTTTCTGTAAAAATTTGGGACAACGGTTCTAAAGAATGGAAAAACACTTCCCCAGATTTTGCAAGTCAATTAACTTGTGATAAAGATCTAATTAGTGAAACACTTGAGAGCTGCGGATTAGACGTCCCAACAGTTCCTAATGACTACACACTCTGGGTAAATCTTGATAGTGTAAATAATGGAGAGAAGTATAGATACATCATTAAGGAGGTTATTTAATAGTGGCAGGCTCGCAAATTGAACTACAGTATAAATATTCAGGTAAAGGTCCAGTAGATGCTAAATCATTAGTTAAAACCTATAATGATTTGCTACTCTCTGAAACCTGGTATAATGATGCAGGTAAAGTATCTGCATATAATGGTATGATTGTAGCTGTTTGGCTAGATAGTGACTCAGCTAGAAACGGTATATATTTTTTACATGATAGTACTGTAACGAATATTTTAAAAGTACCTGATGTAACAAATGAAGCTAACTGGCATAAGCTTGGAGGTCTTAACGACCTACCAGGCTTAGCCGAGCAAGTAGCAACAATTAAGACAAATCTTGAAACGCTTCAGTCTGAAGTAGATGAGCTACAAGATACCTCTACCGTTGTGGTAGATACAAAAGAGCAGTTGCCAGATAATGGTATTTCCGGAAGACTTTATGTTGTAACAGAAGAGGCTACTACTTATGTTTGGTACAATAATGAATATCTTCCTGTCGGCGACGGTGGTACAGATGATGCATCTGATATTGAAATTATTGACGGCGGCGGACCGTCAGCTTAAATAAAGTTTTATAATTATCGAAAGATAATAATAAATAAAAAATATTTTTTAGAGAGGTAAACAAATGGCACAAAAGACATTGAATACTATTATTGTCTTGAGAAATGGCTCTAAAGAAGCATGGGAAGCTGATAACAGCTATCGCCTACAAGCTGGTGAAGTTGGTGTTGGCTACATGACTGTTGCTAAGACTATTGATGGTGAAACCAAAAATGTTCAGGTTCCAATCATCAAAGTCGGTGACGGTTCAGACACTGCTTGGAAAGACCTTCCTCAAGCAGAAGGTGTTTTTGAGGAAGACCAGATCCTCACTTACAACTTCGGACGTCATACTACTTCCAACGGTTTCGTAAACGCTGGTGGTAAGGGTATGACAACTTCTGAATGGCTACTTGATGCTCTTTCAGAGACAAAAGATCCTGCTGTTGGTCAACCTTCATTTAGCATGATGGTGAAGACTCATAACGGTAAGTCTAATGGTACTGTTCTTGGTTATGGTATTGTAACTAACACAGGTACTGCTGAAATCGGTAGTAAGATTAAGACAATTTCTTGGGATGGCACATTTAGCGCTGGTTCTTATGAATTTGGTTCTAAGATTGGTGACACAAAATATACTGACACTGCTACAGGTGTAACAGCTTCTTATGACGTTTCTTGTACTAAAGAAGGTACATTTACCGACGGCGTAGATGGTACTGTTACTCTTAATCCGCAGATTTCTATCAGTTCTACTTCTTCTGCAGAAGTCGCAAAGATTACAAACGTATGTACTTGGGGCGATTCTCCAAGAACTCCTGTTAATAATGTTGGTGCTATAGTTGATAGTAAGAGGATTAAAGGTAGTTCTTCTTCTAAAGAGATTACTTTCAGCATTACAGGTTTCCGTGAGGGCTTTTTCTTCGGTACTACTTCTGATGTGACTGCTACAGCTGATCTAGATAGTGCTACTATTAGAGGTCTTGCTAAGACTGGTGCTAAGTATGCAGCTGGTACAAAGAACATGACTGTTCCTGTTGGTGCTTCTACTATTATACTTGCTTGTCCTGCAGGCTCTACTGGTGTAACTAAGGTTTATAATAATACTGTTAATGCAGACATGACTACTTCATTCACTAAGACTGAAGGTATTTCTGTTGGCGGTGCTGATGCTACTGCTACAAGTATTGGTGACTATGCAGAGAATTATAATGTTTGGACATTTACTCCTGCAGAAGCTTATGGCACAGAGACTTCGCTCACTGTTACTTTAGGTTAAGGAGGAAATAAATAATGGCGGAACTTTTAACTAGAATTCCTACAAATTTAACTGAGTATCCTAATAGCTTTAAAAGACAGGGTTGTTTCCCTCTAGAAGCTTATAGCGTATTCTATGCTACTGCTGATAAAACTGCTCTTGAGGCTGCTCAGGATTATGCGACCAAAAATGCTATTGCATATGTAGGTCAAACACTTGCTGTTGTTACTACTAACGCAGAAGATGCTACTGTAGTAGATAACGTAACATTCTATATTATTGCCGACGCCGCTGGTACTCTTCAAGAAGTTGGTAAAGCTACTAACGGCGATGGTAAGAGCATCGTTCTTGATGAGAATGGTGTTTTAAGCTTAGCTGGCTTTGAGGCTGCTGCAGAATCAACTCTTCCACAGAAGCAGGCTGATGGTTCAATCAAGTGGGTTCCAATCGATTCTATTACAGAAGGCGATACTAACACTAAAACTGTAATCGCTGCTGGTGATGAAGAGACTCATGTACTAATCGAGAAGGTACGTGATGATGATACAGATACTAATACCTATAAAATCTCTCTCGATCTTTCTGCCTATGCTACTACTACTTCTGTAGAGACAGCTATTCAGGGCGTTAAAGATGAGTTTAATGGTAAGATTGGTGCAGCCGCTGAGGGTGACCAAAATGCAACAGGTCTTTATGCCGCTATTGCAGAAGCTGAGCAGAGAGCTAAAGACTATGCAGATTCTGCTGATGCTGACACTGTTTATGATGACACAGATGTTAAAGCTAGAATCAAAGCTATCGAGGATGATTATCTAACTTCTGAAGATGCTTATGACGATACCGAACTTGCTGATCGTGTAACTGCTCTTGAAAAAGATATCGATGATGAAGCTAAAGCTCGTGAGCAGGCTGATGCTGATACTCTTAATTCTGCAAAGGGCTACACTGACGAACAGATCACTGGGCTTGACATAACCATTGAGAAGAAGACTGTTAACGAAGTTGAATCTGACTATATCGTAATTAAGAATAGTGCAGGTACAGAGGTTGCTTCTGTAAATGCTGCTAAGTTCGTTAAAGACGGTATGCTTGATAGTGCTGCGTATGATAAGGATTCTAAGAAGCTTACTCTTACTTGGAACACTGATGCAGGTAAAAATGCTACTGAGATTGAGCTTAATGACCTTATCGATACCTACACTGGTGGTAACGGTATTACTGTTAGCACAGACGGTGAAATTGCAATTGATGAAGCTGTAGTTGCTACCGTTTCTGCTTTAAACGATGTTAAGGCTACTGCTGAAGCAGCACAGACTGCAGACGAAGTTACAAGTGCTATTGAAGAAGCTATTGAGGCTGAAAATCTTGGCCAATATGCAAAAGCTTCTGCCGTAGAAACAGAACTTGGCAAGAAAGTTGATAATACTACTTATGAACAGCATGTTGCTGACTATACTGCTGACAAGGCTACATTTGCTCTTAAAGCTGATGTAAATGCTGACCTTGCTAAGAAAGTAGATGTAGACTCTTATACTACTGACAAGGCAACTTTTGCTGTCAAGTCTGACGTTGAAGGCCAGTTTGAATCTGTTGGAACACGCATTGGTGATGTTGAAACAGACCTTGCTGATAACTATTATGATAAGACTTCAGCTGATGATAAGTTTGCTACCATTGCAAACGCCGCAACTAAAGACGAATTAGCAGGTGTTTCTCAGGTTGCTTCTAATGCTGCTACTAAGGCGGATAACTTAGAAGGTAAAATTAAAGAAATCACTGAGGTTGGCGGTGAACCTAACTCTATTGAGTACATCGCAGTTAATGGCACTAAGCTAACTCCTTCTGATGATGATAAAACAGTAAATATTGAGGTTCCTGTAATCTCAAACGTCAAAGTTTCTGACCTTAAAGATGGTCAAAGCTTTATTGACGCTGTTAATGAAAATGCTACCAATATCGGAACTCATGATTCAACTATTGCAGCGATTCAGCAAAGATTAAATAGTGATGAGACTGGACTAACTGTTCTTAACACTAGATTATCTGCTTTAGAGACTGAGGTCGGTGTTGTTGAATCTTCTAGAATCGATTCTCTAGAGGGTATTATTAACGGTGACGGCACTGATAATAACAAGGGTCTTGCTGGTGTTGTTGCTGTTCATGGATCAGATATTGCTGGTCTTAAGACTAGAGACACTGAGCTCGCCAACCTTATTAAAGCAAACACTGATAAGTTTGATGGCTATTACACCAAAGACGAAGTCGATTCTGCAGTTCAGGGTGCTATTGATGCAATTCCAGATGTAGACTTTGATCCTTATCTTGAGAAGGCAACATTTGAAGAGTTTAAGACAGCCAATCAGTCTGCTCTTGATCTTAAAGCAAATGCTGCTGACGTATATACTAAGGATGAGGCTGATGATACCTTCTTAACAGAAGCACAGGTTGACGCTCGTGTAAATGCTCTTATCGGTGGTGCAAATGCTGAAGATACTATTACCAACGTTACAAACCTTATTGAGTTTGTAAACGATAATGCCAGCGATATTGCTCAGCTAGTAACTGATGTAGCTAATAATAAAGCTGCTCATGAGGCTAATGCTTTAGCTATTGCTGCTAATACTGCTGCACATGAGAAGAATGCGGAAGATATTGCAGCACTTATTGCTTCTGTTGCGGCTAAAGAAGTTAAAGAATCTACTGAGATTTCTGTTGCTGCTATTGAAGGCGAAGGTGCTACTGGTGTTCAGCTTGGCATTAAAGAAGTTAATGTTAATAAGCTTGTTCAGACTGAGGGCGATGAGCTTATTCTTAACGGTGGTTCTGCTACCGCAAAAGCTACTGAATGAAATAATAAGCTAAATTAAATAGGTTACTTGGCATTAATTATGCCAAGTAACCTGCTAAAATAAATTAAATTTTATTAAATTTTTATAGGAGATAAATAATTATGGCTGATGTAAAGAAATTACAAACTAGAATTGCTCTTAAGTATGATACTTATGATCACTGGCATGACGAGTCTAAGACTGACCTAGGAGCAAATCTCGTACTTTTAAAAGGTGAGCTCGGTATCTGTGCTATAGAAAATAAGAGTGAAGGCGCGCAGACCGCTCCTACAACACTTTTTAAAATTGGTGATGGTACTACCCCTTTTAAGGATCTAAAATGGGCTTCCTCCCTCGCAGCTGATGTTTATAGTTGGGCTAAGGCTGCAAAGATTGACCGCTCTGGTAAAGTTCTTCGCTTCTTAGATGCTAAAGATAATATTATCGAGTCAGTTACCTTTGATTATTATACTGAAGCAGATGTGAAGGCTATTACAAATGGTTTAGATTCCAGAATCGTTGCACTCGAAGGCAAATTCGATGGTGAAGATTCTGTTCAGGGTCAGATTGATGCTCTTGATGAACGTCTTGAAACCGCTGAAGGCACTATTACAAACCTAGGTAATGATAAACTCGATAAGAGTGTTTATAATGCTTACATCGCAGGTAAGGCAATGTCTGATGATGAGCTAAAGAGCTATGCAGACGGAAAAGCAAATGCTGCTCAGACTGCGGCCGAAGCAACTGCTGCTGGTGCGTTAGCTACTGCTAAGTCTGCACTTGAAGCTGCTGACTCTGCTCTTGGTGGTCGTATCGACGCTCTCGTAGGTAACAATGGTACTATTGCTACTGGCGACGCAGCGACTCTTGAGGCAGCTAAGGCTGATGCTGCTTCTAAGGCTAGTGCTGCAGAGTCTGCTGCAAAGTCTCACGCAGAGACTAAGGCTTCTGAAGCACAGGCTGCCGCTGAAGCGACTGCTGCTAGTGCACTTTCTAGCGCTGTTAATACTTTAAATACAAAAGATGCAGAGCTCGTTGCTGAGGATACCAGACTTGCTGGTCTTATCTCTAATAATGCTAATGCTATTGTAACTGAAAAGAGCGACAGAGAGACTGCTATCACTAATGTAACTGATGCTTATACTTCTGCTATTGCAACTGCTAAGGGTGAAGCTATTGAGGCCGCTAAAGGTGAGACTACCTCTCAGGTAAATGCTCTTGCAGAAACTGTTGCGGCAAATACTAAGGCTATTACTGATAACAATTCAGCTGTTACTGCTGAGATTACTAGAGTTGAAGGTCTTGTAACTACTGAAAAGGGTCGTGCTGAAGCGGCTGAAGCAGCTCTTGACGAGCGTCTTGATAAAGTTGAAGCATTCTTTGATCCAAAAGATGCTGAAGGTAACTCTGTTACTATTGACAAAGCTCTTGACACTTTAGTAGAGATTCAAAAATATATCACTGATGATGACACCGCCGCCGGCAAAATGGTAGAGGATATTGCAGCCAATGCTGATGCTATCGAAGCACTTAGTGACCGTATGGATACAGCAGAGGATGACATTGATGCTCTTGAAGGTCGTGCAACCGCAGTTGAAGGCCGTGCAACTACTCTCGAAGGCAAAGTTGGTAGTCTTGAAACGCTAACTGCAGGTTTTGATGGTACTATTAAGGCTGCTGTAGAAGCTGCAGCTGCAAAGGGCCAGACTGGTATCGATAATGCTGCTCTTGCGCAGGCTGCAGCGGATGCTGCTCAGGATGACGTTGATGCACTTGAAGACGTTGTTGATGGCGTAAAAACAACTGCTGAAGGGGCAGCTGCTGGCGTAACTGCTCTTGAAGGTCGTATGACTACAGCTGAGGGCAAGATCACTGCTCTTGAGACAGAGTCTGCAAAGCATGCTCTAAAGACAGATGTTGAGACCGAGCTTGGTAAGAAAGTTGACAAAGCTACTTACGAAACAGATAAGAATGCCACAGAGCAGGCTCTTGGTAACGTTTATACTAAGACAGAAGCTGATGGTAAGTTTGGGCTAAAGACTGTTGTTGAGAAGAACGCATCCGATATTGCTGCTAATACTGGTAAAATTGGTGAGAATACTACAGCTATCGCTACCGAGAAATCTAGAGCTGAAGGTCAGGAGGCTGCTATTCGTAGTGAATTTGCTGCTGCTGATACTCAGATTAACGCTAGAATCGATACAGCTGTAAATACTACAATTCCTGCTGCAGAGGCTGCTGCTAAAAAACATGCTGATGATCAGGTAAAAGCTCTTAAGGAAAATGAAGTTGCTGATAACACTGCTGCTATTTCTGCTGTAGATGGTCGTGTTACTGCCCTTGAGGATAGATTTGGTGGTTGGTTCATAATTGACTGCGGCACTGCTGATACTGTAATAGACGAAACAAAGTAATAATTAGATACTAATATATGTTTTAAGCAGGTGACCTTAAGGTCACCTGCTTAATTTTTTTTAATCTATTTGCTAAATTATACGAACAATAAAACAAGTAGATTGGAGTTAAGCTTATGGCATATAATATCATAAGACATCGTAGAGGTACTACAGAGGAATGGCAAAAAATTAATTTAGTACCTGAAAACTGTGAACTTGTTATAGAAGAGTGCTTTGATGGGTCTCGTAAATGCAAAATAGGTAATGGTAAGACTAAATTTTTAGATTTACCATATGTAGATGACACAACAAAAACTGAGCTACTTAAAAAAATAAATTTAACTGAAAAAACTTTTGACACTAAAGTATCTAAGATAAAGAGCACACAAGGTGCTTTGCTCGTAACGGTAGAGAATTTAGATGAGAAGCTCACAAAGGCTGAAGAAGCTTTATCCGACTCAATTTCATCAAATGTTGAAGTACTTGAAGAAAAACTGGATAAACTCGCAGAATCGACAAGTTCCGATCTAGCTATGAGCATTGCGTCGCTAGATGAAAAGCTTGGTAAAGAGATAAGTAACAAAGCTACTGGCACAACTAAGCAACTTAAAGCTCTAGAACAAAACGTTAACGGATTAGTGGCTACTTTAGAAGAACACATTCATCCTGCAATCACAGAACTTGATGTTAAAATTCAGAGCAAAGCAGAAGAACTTGAAAATTTACATTCAGTTGAAGTTCAAAATTTATATAATGAACTGGCTACAAAAGCTGCTGAGCTATCTAATAAAATAAATGACTGTATATCAACTGACAAAGCATTACGTAAACTTATTAATGATACAGATACAAAGCAGTCTAAAGACCTGCAGGATGCTATTGCTAATTTTGAAATTCAGCTCACCATGGTCGATGATCAGCATAAAAATAAATTGTCTGAGCTTGTACAACAAATAGAGGACCTTATAATAGCAGACGGCACATTAGGTCAAGAATTAAATAGCTTTAAACAGCAAAGTTCAGATAGTGTTAATAATATTCTAACTCAGATTAATTCTTTAAATGAACAGCTGAGTAATGATGATGTGCTGCTTTTAAATAAAATTTATGAGGTAAGTAATATACTTACTGCAATTACCGCCAGCATACAGGCAGAATTAGATAATTTAGAAAAAGATACTAATGATAGATTTACTAGAATTGCTGATGAAATTACAGTAGCTGATCAAGCTCAAAAGGCTTCTTATGAAAATTTATTAACAACACTGCTTAATTATGTCACAAAAATCTATGCAGAGATTGCTGATCTCGTAGATGATGATATAATGATTTTAAACAAGGTATATGCAGTAGAAAATGTATTAAATGCTAAAATTAACCAGACTAAAAATACTTTAGCTACCGAAATTGCATATGTTTCTGAGGCTCTTAATCAGACTGACAGTCGCTTAACAGATGAAATTGCAAAAGTAGACGCCAATTTAAATGCTTTATCAGATAAAGTTGATACTAAAATAGTTCAATCAATAACTAATATTGAGAACTCCGTAGCTAAAACAATTGAGGAAACAAAATCAGAGCTAACTGAAAATGTTGAATCACTTAGATCTACAACTAATCTAACCTTTATAGAAAAACAGGAAACGCTTGATTCTTTAGATAAACAAATAAAAGATACTCAAAATTCTATAAGCGCTGAAATAAGCGCAGTTACTAGTAGTATTAAAACGAACAAAGAAGAGCTAGAAAAAGAATTATATGAACTTGGTGAAGTTGTTGAAGCTAACACGACCAGAATAACTGAAACAAATACAGAGCTGGAATTACAGTCAAAACGTATAAATAACCTTATAGCACCTAAGCCGGGAGAGCTTACTAGAGATGAAGAGGTAATTGACATCAGACTCGGTTATAATGGTATAGATCACGCTTCTGCTGGTGATGCAGTTAGAGCTATTGGTGATGACCTCGACGCTCTTAAAGCAAGTCTACCTAGCTATATTCCTTCTAACGCTGTTGATGGTTTGCTCTACGAAGACAATCAGCTATGGTTAACTTCTAAAGATATACCGGTTGGTGACCCAGTAACTATTACTGGAGGCACAGGTGGTGGTGGAAGCATCTCCACGGTTAGAGTAATAAATAATCTTCCTTCTACTTCATTTACTATTTCAAAGGGTAATGAAGCATTGATTAATTTCACTTATACATCATTCGAAAATGAAGTACCTACTGGTGATGGTGTTTATTCTGTTGTTATAAATGATAAAAAAATTGAGACTCTATCTGGTAGTATTCAACATGGAATAGCTAAGTCTTTGAATGTTGCAGATCATTTAAAAAATGGTTCAAATACTGTTAAGGTAACTTGTACTGACCAGTATGGTTCTTTGAGAACTTTAGTATATACCATTTCACAGATTGAACTCCGTCTTGAATCTGCTTTTAATAGTACACAAATTTTTAATGATGCTATTACATTCAGATATAAAGTATTTGGGCAGATAGAAAAGACTGCCTATATCTTAGTAGATGGCGCAGAGGTTTCTATTAAAAAACTTGGCGCAAGTGTTAGTGGTAATGAAATAACCTTGCTAATTCCGAAGCAAGCTCATGGATGCCATAAAATTACTGCTCATGTATCCGCAGTTGTTGGCGACAATACTGTTACTTCTAATATTCTTGAGTATGAGATTATTTGTATTGAGAATGATAACAATACTGCTATTATCACATCTGTGTATGACTTTGAGGAAGCTACTCAGGGTGACCTTGTATCAATTCCTTACATGGTTTATGACCCTGCTAAAATTAATAGTGATATCGAACTTATTGTGTACTCTCAGGTAGCTGGCGAATTAATTGAAATAGACAGAACATCTATTACTGTAGACCGTAGCCAGCAATTCTGGAATACGAGAAAATATCCAAATGGTATTGCAGTATTTGAAATTAGTTATACTTATAATTTGTATGGTGTACAAACGACTATTACTAAATCACATACTGTGAGGGTGGCAGAGCTTGAGGTAGATGTATCACCTGAAGAGGACAGTATGCAGCTCTACCTGTCTGCACAAGGTCGCTCAAATAATGAGCAAAATCCAGCCATTTGGGAATATACTCAAGCACCTGATGGTGACAAAACATATAACACGGTTACTACTTCTTTTGAGGGTTTTAACTGGACATCTAACGGTTGGATTACTGATAATGCCGGTGATACCTGCTTAAGACTAAATGGTGATGCTAAAGCAATTATTAACTTTAAACCTTTTGCTGAAGACTTTAAGGCTAATGGTAAAACCATTGAATTTGAGTTTGTTGTTCGTGATGTTAATGACCGCGATGCTGTTGTAATCGATTGTTTCGATGGTTCTAAAGGTTTCAGAGCAACCCCAGATACTGCTTTCTTAAAGAGCTCTGGTACAGAGGTTTCTTGCAGATATAAAGATGAGGAGCGTGTTAGAGTCGCTATAGCAGTAGAACATTCAGATACGACTTCTCGTTTTGTTTCTATATATCTTGACGGTATTCTTTCTGGAGTACAAAGATATGCAGACACTGATAGCTTTCAGCAGAATAACCCATTAACTATTAAACTGGGTTCAAATTTATGTGGACTTGATATTTATAATATTCGTATTTATAATAAAGCACTTTCAACATCTGCCGCTTTAAATAACTATATTGCAGACCAGACTGTGCCTACTACAAGACTACAGCTTATGACGGATAATGATATATTAGACGAAAACGGTAAGGTTTCATATGATAGAGTAAAAGCTCTCGGGCAGATTCCTATTATTACTTTTACAGGCCCAATGCCTACGTATAAAGGTGATAAAAAGAAGAAGACTACACGTATGAAGTTTGAGGACCCAACGCACCCAGAAATGAATTTTGACGTACTTTTGGACCAGATTGACGTACAAGGTACTTCTTCACAGTTCTATATTCGTAAAAACTGGAAAGTAAAGCTTCCTGAAGCAAGGGCTCATATGCCTGGGGCCATTCCAGCAAAAGTATTTTGTGTTAAAGTAGATTACGCAGAAGCTACTGGTACCCACAATACAGGAGTTGCTAATTACGTTGAAACTTTTTATGATAGAGAAGAAGTAATTCTCCCGCCGCAGAAAGATGATACTAGAGTACGTACAACGATTCAAGGTTTCCCAATTATTATCTTTGAAAAAGAGACTGAAGACTCTGAACCAGTGTTTTCATCTAAGGGTAACTTTAACTATGATAAAGATGCTGAAAATGCTTTTGGATTTACTGAAGAGTATAAAGACTACGGCGTAGAATGTTGGGAATTCTGTAATAACACTTCTGACACAGTAAACTTCGCCGGTGAGATCACAGCTGATTGGCTAGAAGACTTTGAACCGAGATATGTACCAGAATCTGCTAACTTTGAGCGTATTGAAGAACTAAAAGAAGTTGAAGAGCTCGCAGCAAGCGGAAAAGGTACAATGACATCCGCGCAAAGAAATGAGCTCGCTACTTTAATGTCTAACTGCATTGCTAACTTTAAAGAAATGCATGATTGGGTACTCAGTACAGCTACATATTCTCTTATAGATGGTAAAAAAGTAGCAATTACCCCTGCACCATTGACTGAACCTATAGTTTATGGTGAAACAACTTATACTGAGGACAATGAAGAGTATAGATTAGCTAAGTTTAAGTACGAATTTAAAAATTACTTCAACATGCATTATAGTAGCATGTATTATGTATTCACGTTCTTTGCGCTAATGACTGACCAGAGGGCTAAGAACCTATTCCTTACTCGTTGGAAAGAGGACGATGGTGTTTTTAGATGGTATCCATACTTCTATGATAACGACACAATTTTTGGTATCAACAATGAAGGTGCTCTAGTTTTTGACTATTTTCACGAAGATACTGATCAACTCGGTTCTTCTAATGTATTTAATGGTCAGAATAGCGTACTTTGGAACAACTTCAGACTCTGTTTTCCAAAAGAGATCGAGGATACTTATTCTGAACTAAGAAGTAGTGGAAAGCTAACCTATAATAAAATTATAGAACAATTCGTTACTAATGGTTCTGATAAATGGAGTGCTGCCATCTATAACGCTGACGCAGATTATAAATACGTTTCTATGGCAAGAGAGCATGTTGCTCATAAGGATGAAGACGGTAATGAAGTAACTGGTATAGATGCTTCTAACCTTTATCAAGTTCGTGGCCCTGGTGAGCACCATTTAAGATACTTTATTGATAACCGTATAAATTACTGTGATAGCAAGTGGTATGCAGGAAACTACCCGAGTGATGATATTTTCTTACGAATTTATACTCCTAAGGCTGCTGACGATGCTACACAGGAAGAAATTGATCGTATCAACGCTTCTTTGGCTGTTGTACCTGCTAATCCTAATATTACTATAACACCCTTCTCAGATATGTATGCTGGCGTTCGTTATAAGTCTGGTACACTTCAGCAACAAAGGTTAAAAGCAGGTGAATCTTACACATTTAAACCGCTAAATGAGAATGAAACATTCGGTGACACTGAGACCGCTATCTATGGTGCCAGCGAAATCTCTTCTCTTGGTGATTTGTCTGGTTTATATTGTGGTGTTATTAACCTAAGTAATGCTGCAAAATTAACAGAGCTAACTGTTGGTAATCCAGACTCTGCATATTATAATGATAACTTCCGTGAAATTTCAGTAGGCTCTAATAGGTTGTTGCGCTATATTGATTTAAGAAACTGCTCAGGCCTTGGTATTGCGGGTGAAAATCCGCAAAAGACTTTGGAGCTATCTGGATGTCCTAATATTGAGCATATTTACACTGAAGGTACTAACCTTACCTCAGTAGACCTGCCTACTAGTGGCTATATTAAGACGCTTCATCTTCCTGCATCGATTAATACGCTAGTTATTAAAAATCAACATTATTTGTATCCACAGCGTGGAGAGAACGGTTCTGATGACTTCATAGACGGATTTTATGTAGAGGGTTACCAAAACATAAGAACTTTGTGTATAGAAAACTGTCCTAATTTGAATACAAATGAAATACTTGCAAATTGCTGCGATAATACTGGCAAGTACACTGTTGAGCGTGTCCGTCTTACCGGTATCGAGTGGGGCACGGCAGAAATGCCTTTAGCTGATGCTAGTTTTATCACATCTTTGTTTCCAGTATTTGATGAAGCAGGTAATCTTGTTAGTGGTATAAGAGGTATTGACGAAAAAAACAATCCTTTAGATGACGCTTATTTAGTTGGTACTTGCTATATTACAAAGCTCACAGGTGAGGAGTATACAGAAATTAAAGCTCATTATCCTTATCTTGATATTATATATGGTGAAATGACTTCAGATGTTATATTTATGGGTGCTGATGGTGAAACAGTACTACATCGTGAAACCATTATATCATATAATTCTGAGATAGTTGATTGTGAAGATCCGGTCTATTTAGGTGACGATGGCCAAGTGCCTGAAGGTATGATTGCTAAGCCTACTAAAGATTCTACTGAAGAGTTTAATTACGAGTGGATTGGTTGGACTAGAAAATTAGGTGAGGGTGTTCATGCGGATGCTTTACTTGGAGTTGCTGGTAATCGAATACTTTATCCTGCTTTTGAGGCAATTAGGCGTAGTTATCTTATAACATTTATAAACCAAACTGCCCCAGAGGGAAACCAATTATTAGCTGAAATTTATGTTCCTTATGGTGAAGATGCAGACTACTTTGGCGCTGGCTATCCCACTCCGGTTGTACCATCTTCTGATATATATGAGTTTACTGGTTGGCATCCAGCACCAGAAAAAATTGTTGGTCCGATGACTTGCTATGCACAATTTAAGGTATCAGAAAGCTCCTGGCATGTAGTAGACATTTATGATATTGGTGAATATTATGATTATAATGAAAAGCTACAAGTCGGGCATACGCTCAATCCAGATGGTACAATGGCTATTATTAAATATAATAACTATCAAAATGCTGCTGTTACTGTACCAAAAAATATTGAGGTCGCTGGCATGCCTTATACTGTAATACGATTAGGTGGTTTTAACGATCATGATGAATTGGAGTTGATTAATTTACCTGATTCTCTAGAAACAATTGATTCAAGGGCTTTCCAAGGCTGTGATACAATAAAAGAAATAACTATTCCAGTTAATGTTTCTACTATTAATGACGGCGCTTTTGCAGAATGCTTGAAGCTAACGAAAATTAATGTTGCAGAAGGCAATACTAAATTTGTAGTTAAACAAAATTGTTTAATTGATAAACAAAGTAAAAAGTTACTTCAAGGTCTAACTAACGAGATTCCACAAGATGGTTCTGTAGTCAGTCTTGGTAGATATTGCTTTGCTAAAATGCCAATTACAGCTATTGAAATACCTAATGGTGTAAGTTCTATTGCTGACAATGCATTTAGTCATTGTGAGCAACTACAAAATGTTGTGTTGCCAAGTACACTAAAAGAATTACGTGATATTTGCTTTTCTTGGTGTTATAAGCTATCTGAAGTAGTCTTACCAGAAGGCTTAACTGACATAAGAACTTATGTATTTAATCAATGTATATTAGAAAGTGTTATAATCCCATCTACTGTAACCAACATCATGGAGAGAGCTTTTGGATATATGTCAACTTTGAAGAGTGTAACTTTTAAAAATACTGAAAGTGGTGACAAGCAGCCTTTCTATATTCATCCAGGAGCCTTCATAAATTCTGGTAGCCAGGATAACCCTGTTATATTTAATTTCCCATGGACAGAAGAGCAACATTACAATTACTATTCTGGAGTAGACGATCAAGGCAGAGAAAAAGACCCAACATTTGGTGCAAGTAATTGTATTCTTAATTTTGAGTATGAGGAGGAAGCATAATGTATAAAATTATACTTAATAATAAGGTTATTGATGTAGTAAAGATACCTCGCTTCTTTAGACTGATGTCTACAGGTCAAGTAAATCTTACGGATAAGTCTTCCGCTCATGGAATAGTCGGTTCTGATAATACAACTTTATATGCATTTGCTCCTCTGGCGCAGAGAAAGTCAGATATAGTTACTATTGAAGAAATTTCTTCTGAAGAGTTTAATAGACTACAGAGTCTATTAAACTCTGGTCAGGAGCCTAGCGCTAATGAATCAGCCCTTGCCAAGGCCAAGCGTGAAGTTATAAAACGTCTTTCTAATACGTGTAAAAATAAAATTACTGCCGGTTTTTCTGTTACTTTATCTGATGGCGAATTGTGTAGTTTTAAATTAACTACAGAAGATCAAATTAACTTAATGGTAATTGAAGGTCAGTTAGTTGCGGGAGAAGAAACCTTTATATATCACGCTACTGATAAACCGTGTAAAATATTTTTACGTGAAGACATGCTTAAGATTGTAAAAACTTTCAGGGCACACGTTCTTTACCATACAACATATTTTAATGCCGCTAAACAGTATATAAAATCTCTATCAGACATGGAAAAAGTAAATATGTTTTCTTATGGTACAGATATATCTGAATCGGTAGACAATATGGTAATTAAACAAATTCTTAAAAATGGAGGTAACTTTAATTAATGAAAGCTAGAATAAGTAATCTACATAAGACCGAGGCAGAATGGCTAAAGTTATCTTCTTTTAAACCAGAAGCAGGGGAATTAATTATATATGATCCTGACGACAAAATCAAGTATTCTCGTATTAAAGTCGGTGATGGCGCTAGAACTTTACAAGAATTAGATTTTTTTATAAAATCTACAACGGAAGATGTTTTATATGAACATCGTTACGATGAAGAGGTTGACGGTGGGCGAATAACCGGTTTACCTGACTAAACAGTAACAAGAGCTTTAAGATAGATTTATTAAAAATTTCTCTTAAAGCTCTTTTATTTATATGCTAAATTAAAAGAAGAAAGTAAATTATAAATAAAAAATTTAAGGGTATGTCTGAAAAGATGACTATCCTCGTGTCCGAAAATTTGAAAAGATAATTTTAAAGGAGACTTATAATATGAATATAAGATCATTATCAAACTCGTTTGTTATTAAAGTCTAGCTTTATTTTATCTAGTAGATAACTAACGGGTTTATTTTATTTATATAAAAAATGATAAAAAGGAGTTAAATATAATAGTATGTCTGCAAAAAAGATTACAACGCGAATTCAAAATAAGCATGACTTAGAAGTAAATTGGCTTAACGCTACTAATTTTAAACCTCTTGCAGGTGAGATCGTCGTTTATGATACCGAAGTAGACGAAAATGGAAACGTCCTAGTTGATGCTGAAGGTAATCCAAAATTACCGAAGAATAAAGATGGCACATACAGCAGAACTGAGCCATATACCTATGAACGTATGAAGATTGGTGACGGTAGAACTCCAGTAAATAAGCTACCTTTTTTTGGTATTGAACAAAAGTCCGAGGAAAGGTATGCTCCAATGGAAGTTGGAGATACAACAACTTATGGTATTAGATGGCTTGGCGCAGCATCTATTCCGGAAATAGAAAATCTTCCAATTGCCGAAGGTCTTGATATCTTTAAATGCGTAGATAATACTGGATATGAAGGAACCTTTAGTATTTGGTACTATGACGATATGGGACAAAGAATTTATCAAACATTTCCCGGAATCAATGGTGCCGTGGATGTCTCTGGAATGGACTTTTACAGTTCTTGGCAGCAATTGTTAAAAGAAGATTCTTCTAATGCGTTTGGTTACATGGACCCTCCAGAAACGCTCGGTATTACTTCTATAGAGATTACTTGGATTGCAGATTGGGCAAAACCTTATTTAGAGATCTACAAAGAAGTACGTATTGAAGACCAATATGTATCCTTTGACTCTCAAAAGTTGACAGAAGAACAAAAAGCTCAGGCAAGAGAAAATATTGGTCTGCCGCCAGATATATTAGAGCCAGTTATTTTTTCAAAATGGATTGATGGTAATACAGACTATTCAGATAGTTCAGATGGTATAAAAATTACTGTTGATAGTATTGACACACCTATTTATACATATGCAGATCCAAGTATAGACGGTGCATGGGCTTATTGTTTTCGAGTAAATAATATAGACTTTGGCTATGTTTCAGGCCTTTATGATTTAATCTACTTCCCAGCTAATAAGAACAATCCTGCAACTTTTACATTAAGAGATTTTATTAACTCATTTAGTGCTAGCAGCATTTTATCAGAAACCTCTGCTCCGTATACAATAACGATTACTTCTGACGCAGGAGAGTCTGGTGAAGGTTACATCTATGCATATGCTGATAAGAAAAGATTGCGCATAGATACAGATAAGTCTTTAACTCACGATGGTCTTGCAGCGGACGCTAAAGTTGTTGGAGACACTATTAATAACCTTGTATCCTGTGAGTATGAATTTGAAGAAACTTCTATTAGCACTATACAAGAAATTACACAAGAACATATTGACAATGGCTTATACTGGAGAAGGTTTGACGTTGGTGTGGATGATTTTGGTTGTGGTTTATATGGCGAAGACGGTAGCACCCTTAGTTTTGACTATACGGAAGAGCGCGTTGAATCAACTGATTCATCTATTACACTAAAAGTAATATTACCCCAAGCAGCACTAGGTCAATTTATTATGATTGACTGGTGGAATGAAAGTGGTGAAGAAGTAAAAGATCCTTGTTTCCTTAATTCTAAGCCTAAAAATATAAAAATAGGTAATATAAATATTAATATAGCTACTGATGAAGATGTAATGGAAATTTTATCAACTGTGTGTAGTCTTGAGCCCGTAACAACATCAAACGGTGCTATTCTAACTGATAATAGTGGTGCTGTTTATACAATTTAATATATTTAAAGAAAGGCAAACTTTAAAATGATAGATGTTATTATTCCTGCTTACAACTGTGCTAGCACACTAGGCAGAACACTTAGTTCACTAGTAGCTCAAACAGATCAGGATTTTACTGTTACAGTCGTAGATGACTGCTCTACTGAAGATATTAAATCAATAGTAGATGATTACAATGCTAAATTAAATATAAGATATATTCGTAATGAAACAAATATCGGATGCGGTATGACTAGACAGGTAGGCATAGATAATACTGAACAGAATTTTATAACATTCTTAGATTCAGATGATATGTTTATGCCTTACGCAGTCGAAACTTTTAATGAAGTTATCAAAGCTTATCCTGATATAGAATTTCTTCACACGCATTTTTATGAGCAATACACTTTACATGGAGATAATGTTCTAAGTTTACGGACTGATAATTATACTGCGTGTCATGGAAAATTATATAATGTTTCATCACTAAAGAAATATAATATCAGAAATTCTCCTGAAGTCAGATGGGCTGATGATTCGTATTTTAATTCAATGTGTAATGCATTTATGAAGATAAATACCATCAAGGTAGTGACTATGTTATGGACTTTTAATAAAAATTCTGTGCTTAGAAAAACTGACAGCGAAAGAGACAAAAAGCAGGATTCTGATTTTATAAATGCTATGTACCTATCTGCAAAATTTATTGCTGAGAATAATGGTGACATGACATATATTAAAAAAACTGTAGAAGAAATGCAAAACAAATATAAAAATTTAAAAGGTAAAGATTTAGCCTTATTAAATAAAATAATAAATTATACAAGGAGGAAGTCATAATGGCTTACCAATACAAAAAATTAAGTGAAGTAGAAATGCACGAAAATCCGTCCTCTCCTAACATTCTTGTTGAAGAAGGCGGAGAAGTTGTAAGAGTTCCAGCATCTAACTTAACCACTTCTGGTTCAAAAGTTCAGGCTGACTGGAATGAAACCAATGAAGACAGTCCAGCATTTATTTTAAATAAACCAGATCTAGGTTCAATTGGCGGTGGTGACTCAGCGGGAAGCACTGTACTGTATCATGGAAGCTCTGCATCTATTTATGTTGATGAGAATCACTCACAGATTGCCGATTATGGTAATATTTATAATGATTTTATAGCTGGTAATAGAGTTCTTGTGAAAAATGACAACAACGGCGCGGTCGTAGAACTTTTAGGTGTTTATTATACAGCTTCAACTGGTTCTGAATATGTTAGTTTAGTAATGCTAGATAGAATGAGTCTAGAAGGTGGTTCGCCGGCTATAACTGTACATCAAAGTTCTACAACAACTTCTCTTAATACAATTGAACCGTCAAAAGTTAGCGCTGACACAGTAGTATATAATAGTAGTTCAGCCGCCAGTGGTACAAATTCTAATCTGTATATAGCATCTACAGGTGAACGTTGCTCAGCTGCTGTCGCACAAGCAGACCTCAATGCTAATAAACGTATATTAATACACTACTCTAGTGATGAATCTGGTTGGAATATTGCTACTTATGCCGTAATTGGTTCATATACTGGCAGTGACGGTTATTTACGTTTAATATTAGTTGAGCCGGCTGGCACTTCACTTAGAACACTTACATTCTATGCCAACTAAGGGGTAAATTATTATGGCAAACAACAACTTAATCACAGTTGATGTTTTAGCTTCTGTATTAGGAGCATTTAAAGAGTCATTACAAAAAAATGACTCTTTAAATGCTGTTACGGAATCTCAGGATAGTGACGTTCCTGTTCTATTTATTACTGGTTCTATACCGGATTCGAAGAACTATGTTAATGGTGAACTTGAATATACCTCTAAAACATTAACTTTTAAAGCTTATACAAAAATTAAACTACAAGGAACCTCTACACTAGCGCTTCCAAAAAAGAATTTTACTTTTAAATTGTTTAGTGATGAGTGGCGTACAATGCCGCTAAGCATTAATTTTAGAAATTGGGGTTCATCTAACATCTTTACTCTTAAGGCAGACTATAACGATATTCTACATGCTAGAAACATAGTATGTTCTAATTTATGGAGCAAGGTAGTTGCCAGCAGACATGATTATGATTCATTGCCAGAAGAACTTAGAAATAGCCCAAATAATGGTGCTATTGATGGTTTTCCTGTAAAAGTTTATATTAACAATGAATATGTCGGTTTGTATGGCTTAGTTACTAATAAGAATGCCAAACTTTTCGGTATGAATGAAAATAATCCTAAGCATACTGTACTTCAGGCTGAATTTAATGATAATGGTAATAGTTCCGTACAAAAAAATCCATGTAACTTTAATACTGTATGGAATGGTGAAGATACTTATTGGAGTGTTGAAGTCGGTAATGACGTAACAAATATTAAAAATAAATTTCAGACTTTATATGAAAATGTGCATGGTGGTTATGTTAACAACGTTTCTGATGCTATTACACGTAGTCTTGATAAACAGAGCCTGATAGACTATTACATACTTCAGGACGTCATTCTAGGTACAGATGGCTTAGCCAAGAACATGCTTCTTGTTACGTATGACTTAGATAAATGGTATTTAAGTGCTTATGATCTCGACGCTACTTTTGACTTATCTTGGGAGGGAGAATTGCTTAACTCAAGTAGAGTATCATTATTTGGCGACGACGGACGTCCTGCAATTAACAATCCTTACCTAAACCATTATAGTATACTTCCTAGCATTATTGGCAACTTTTATTCCAATGATTATATTGAGAGATACGCAGAGTTGAGAGAGTCAGTTTTAAGCTATAGTTCAATAATGTACGAGTTTGAAAAATATATTAATAGTTATGGTGGCGAAGATGAGGCTATAAAAGATACTATTGCCAATCCGGATATTCCTTTAGTGACCACAAACACTTTAAGCTATTTAAGAACGTTTGTTAAAGAGCATCTTGAGTACTTAGATTCTAAATATCTTAATTAAGAAAGGTGAATTGAATGGCTAAATATTTAAAAACAGAAGAAGGTTATAAAAACGCTTCTGATATATGTTACTCTAAAGAAGAGACTGATAATAAATTCCTCACCGCCGAAAAGGTTGATAATGCTATTTTAAGTACTACATTATTTACATACACTGTCAGTAATATTGAAGGCGCTACATACGGCTTTGCTTTGAATGACAATGGTTATTATGAGTCTCAGAATAAGGGTAAAGCTGGTTCTTATGCTATTTGTAGAGTAGATATTGATGTACCAGAAAAGTGTGACGTTGTATTTGATGTAATTAATTATGCTGAGGCTAATTATGACTATGCCGTATTTGGTACTATAGACAAAGAGTTGGTGCGGAATGCCGCCAATACGACAACCAATGTAAAAGAGACACTAAAAGGTAAATCAAGTGCATCAGTAATCAATGTTATTTATTCTAATGTATCAGCTGGAAGTCATTTTATAGAAATTAAATTTATAAAAGATGGTAGTGGTAATAATAATAATGATTCAGCGCAATTTAAACTAATAGATAATAATTCAGAATTACAAAAAATTCTTCGTAATACACTAAAAGTAGATACAGCTGGTAATAGTTTTGTTAGTGGAAAAATCTATACCGGCACGACAACTACTTCTTCTAATAATCAGCTATTAAACAGAAGTGAAGTACAATCATTAGTAAGTACGTCAGTGAGCTCTGCAGTAAGCTCTGCATCAACTAAGCTACAAAGCGCTATTGATAAGAAACTCGATGGTACGATTGCTGAACTAGTATACACTAGTGAACCTTACGGTAACACAGCAAGGTTCACGGTTAACAGCGCAGACGATGAAATAACTTTGGTGAATAATACTAATGGTGATGTATATTACTATGGCGTAGATATAAACGGGAATGAGTTTATTAACTGTAGTTTCGGTTGTCATGCGGGTGAAAGAACAACTACTACACTTAATGAGCTTTACTATTACCATAATGGTAGCTATATGTCAAATCCTTATGGGCCATTTTATCTAGGTTTTAATCTAGATTATTCTATGGGTGATGAAGGCACTGTTAGCTTCTATGCATCAAGCAAGCACTTAGAAGCCAAAGACTTAATTACTCTCCCCGTATTACAAGAAAAACAGTATACTGTTATATCAAAATCAGACATTAACGAACAGAAGACTTATAATATTACTTTGACTGAAACGAATGTTAAAACTGGCATTTTTTGTACTGCTGCTAATTCTGAGGCACATTTATATATTACTTTGAAAACGGCTGACGGTAGGTTATTTGCAAATGATCCTAGTTTTGCTGATATATCAGTCTATCTAACATATGAAGGTAATAAACAGAATGTTTTAGACTGTGGCATTCTAGATAACTTAACAGGAACTGAAGCTGAAAAATTAGCCAGTATTGTAGGGTGTACTCTGGAAATACATGAATATGGTTTTAATGATGGAAGTGACTGCGGTGTTAGCAGAATAGAATATATAAATTCACCAGAAATAAAAGCAACAAAGCAGACACTATTAGAGATGGAAATTGAGTGGGAAGACGAAAATGAGGGAACTAGCATTTTCAAACTGATTGGGGTTGAATAATATGTCAAAACCAAGAACAATAAAAATAAATGGTCAGCCAGTAAAGTCTGTTAAGATAAATGGTAAATTATGGTTTTCTTCTGGACCTACCAAGATCAATACTCCGCATTTACCTCATACTACATTTAGTTACTGTGACAGTTATATAGATGTTCGTGCCTACCTTGCGGACTACAATGATACTACTGTAAGAATAACTGGCGAATATGAACAGATAGCAAGTGGTACATATGCTATTTATATTGAACCTCTAGAAGGCTATTGCTGGCGCGATGGAAGCACAGATAGAATAGTGCTTACTTGGGAAATTTTACCTAGACAGGCATCCTACATTACTGTTCGTTACCAAATGCAAACAAATGACTATGGCGATTGGGATGAGGGATCACTAGTTACTGTGAGTGGTTCGTATTGGATAGACGCCTACGATGAATACGGTCATCTTAGTACATCAGATTATCTACCTATAAATAATGTATACGGTGATTATTCTTATGAAAATGAATATATCGATATTAGCGGTCATTATGAAGATATTTATTATTCATTTGAAATAGAAATACCAGTTATTGATGATAATTATCCAGATACTGTCTATAGTGAAGATAATGGAAATTTAATTTTCTATAGATAAATAAAAATTTAAATATAAAGGAGAAGAATACTATGACTAATTTACCTATCAGCGGTGAATTTAAAATCACTGCAATATTTGGTCAGCAAGGAAAATATTGGGCTAATAGTCACAAAGGCCTTGATATTGTCTGCTCAAATAGAACAATTTACGCCACATGTGATGGTACCGTTCGCAACGTAGCTTTTGACGAGGGTGGCTGGGGACAGTACGTCTCAGTTGGTGATGAAGCTGGAAACAGACACATTTTTTGTCATCTAGTAAAAGGTAGTGTTAAGGTAAAGAAAGGACAGAAAGTATCTAGAACTACTGTTTTAGGCACCATGGGTACTACAGGCAATAGTACCGGTGTGCATCTTCATTATCAAATTAATAATGCAAATAACACAGCTATTGACCCGACACCTTATTTAGGTATTCCTAATGTTAAAGGCGCATATAATAGCGATAATTACCATATTAGAGATTTATTTAAAGACGACAAAAAGATAGCTTCGTGGGCAAAAGATGCAGTTTACAGTCTTAAAGAGTCTAAGATTATGAATGGCAATACTGATGGTACTTTTAATCCAACCAATAATATTACCAGACAGGAAATGGCTGTGCTTGTTAACAACGTTTGTAATGTTAAAAAATATAAATTCACAGCACAGGCTGATAGTGCAAAGTACTTAGACGATAAGAAAATAGCTTCATGGGCAAAAGACGCTGTTTATAGCTTAAAGAAAAAGAAACTAATGAATGGTGATGGCTCTAACTTTAACCCTACAGCTAATATTACTCGTCAAGAGGCTGCTGTTTTGATAAATAATATTTATGCAAAGTCAAGCACAGCTTCAACAGCTAAATTCCTAGACGACGCTTTAATTGCTAAGTGGGCAAAAACTGCTGTATATAATCTTAAAAAAGCTGGTATCATGTCAGGTAAAGGTGCAAACAGATTTGATCCTAAAGGTTATTTAACCAGACAGGAAGCAGCCATGCTTATAAGCAATCTTATCAAAAAGAAATAAGTTTTTAAAATTAAATAACAGAAAGGGGCGAGTAGCCTATGTCTTTTAAGTTGGCTTTATCTGCTGGGCATTATTTGTATACTGCAGGTAAAAGATGCTTAAAGTCTCTAGACGTGACTGAAACTAGAGAGTGGTGGCTAAATGATCGTATTGCCGATAGGCTTGAGCTCCTTTTGTCTGACTATGAAGGTATAGAGATATTAAGATTAGATGATACTTCTGGCAAGAAAGAAATTTCTCTTTCTAAACGCGCCTCAAAATCAGACATGTGGAATGCGGATTTATATCTTGCAATACATCATAATGCTGGGATTAAAGGAGGTACTGGAGGCGGTATAGTTGCTTATTGCTATAGCGGCACAGTACCTCAAAATACTATTGATTGGCAAAAATCTTTTTATAATGAATTAATACGATTAACTGGTCTAAAAGGTAATCGGGCCAACGGATGTGCTAGAGCGAACTTATTTGAATGCCGAGAACCTAAGGCAGACTCAGTTTTACTTGAGCTTGGCTTTATGGATAGTAAAACAGATGTTCCTATAATTTTAACTCAAGAATATGCTAATAAATGTGCTCAAGCTTGCTGTAATGTAATTGTTAAAAAAGCTAAATTAAGTAAGAAGGCATATACTGTAAGTAAGATAGATACCTATAAAGTTATTGCTAATTTAAATAAATATTCAAGTGCTGTAGACGCTATTAAGCAGATTAATAGTAAGGGTACTTATAAAACAGGCACATATTATTTATTTAATAAATATCCAAATGGTATAAGTGGAATGTACAATATTACCACTGATAGAACAGGTAATACAGCAGGCGCTTGGATTAACCCAGCAGAAAATAAAATTAATAATAAGCTTTATAGAGTTAGAAAGTCTAAAAATGACGCAAAAACTCAAAAAGGTGCATACTCAAATTTAGAGAATGCAAAAGCTGCTTGTAAAAAAGCAGGTAAAGGTTATCATGTATTTGATTCTGACTATACAATAGTTTATTCAAATACTTAATATAACTTAAAGTAAAGGAGAATCTTAAATGCAATTAGATTGGTTAGACATTTTGTACAAAGTTTTTGAAGTAGCAATTATTCCGATTCTCGGTGCAGCTACTGTTTATTTAGTAACCCTTATTAAAGCTAAAAAGCAGGAACTGCTTGAGAAAGCAAAAAACGACACAACTAAGAAGTATATTGAATTACTTGATAAAACAGTTACTGAGTGTGTTATTGCTACAAACCAGACATTTGTAGAGGCTTTGAAGAAGGAAGGATCCTTTGATATTGAAGCACAGAAAAAAGCTTTTCAGCTTACCTATGATGCTGTTTTAGACATCTTAACAGATGATGCACAGATTTATTTAAATGAAGCTGTTAAAGACCTTAAGGCGTATATTACAACTAAGATTGAATCTGAGGTTGTTGTTGTAAAGCAGGCTGCTTAAGCTTAGGAGGTAATACCTAATGACAAATAAACCAAAGAAAAATGTAAAAGTATCTAATATATTATTAGTAGTTATTTGTACTATGATAACATTATATACAATAGCTGCTTTTGTACTACAATTTTTTACGAGTGTTGAAATTTCTTCTACACTAACAACTAGCTTTTTCTCATTTTGGGCTGGCGAATTGTTAATGCTTTGTGGTATAAAAATTAGTAAAGTTATAAAAGATCGTGATGAATAAAAGTAAAGGCAACTAAAAATATAAATAAATTTAGAGAGGTAAAATTGTATGCAACGAGTATATGGTGAGTTCGATATTACTGGAACAACCTCTGAAAATGTTGTTCAAGCAATAAGAGAACATGAAGTAAGTCTTGAACTAAACAAGGTGCCTGAAAATTTTGTACTTAGAAAATTAGGTATTAAAGTAGACGCTGCTTGCGAAGTTGAAGTAAATGGCAGAGACTTTTCTATTAATGCTAAAGAACCTTTAGAATTTGGCTATGATAGTATTAAAGTGAATAGTCTGGTATTTAAAACGACTGGAATAAATGCAGTTGTTAGATACATGTATTTTAGAGAGGATAAGGTGTATCAATAATGAGTATGTACGACCTTCCTTTCTTCCCTGTTGCTGGTGGTATAGGAGACACCGGCAAAGACGGTATTTCTCCTACAATTACAGTTACAGATACTGATGGTGGGCATAGATTAACTATCGTAGATGCTGTTGGTTCAAAAACTGTAGATATTTTAGACGGTGCTGATGGCATTGATGGTCAGCAAGGCGCTGCTGGCAAAAACGGAATAAATGCCATAATCACAGGTGCTACCGCATCTGTTGATAATACTTCTGGAACACCTAAAGTCTCTGTGGCTTTAGGTGGTACTGAAAGTGCTAGAACTTTTGAATTCTCTTTTACAGGGTTAAAAGGTGCTAAGGGTGACCAAGGTCCTCAAGGAGCTAGTATCCAAGGAGAAAAGGGTGATACAGGTGATAATGGTTTAACACCGTTTATTAATGATGCAGGCAACTGGCAAATAGGTGATAATGATACCGGCATAAAAGCTGCTGGAACTGCTGGTAAAGACGGCATAGGTATTAAATCAATATCTATAACTGATACTGATGAGCTTTTGATTACCTACACTAATAATGACGAAGTTAATCTTGGTAAAATTGTTGGCAATGATGGTGTACAAGGCCCTGCTGGACCTCAAGGAGAACCTGGCCAACGTGGTGAAACTGGCCCTGCTTATGTATTAACTGAAAGTGATAAAGCTGAAATTATTGCTGCTGTTGTTGCAGAAATTAATTCACAAGCTTAGATTTAATTGAAAGGCATTTGATATAAATGATTAAATTTAGAAGAGGAAAAACTGCTACCTGGTATAAACAAAAGACGCCATTAGAAGATGGTCAGCCAGGCTATGATAAAGATACACATAAAATAAAAATTGGTGATGGAAAATCTTCTTGGAGCACGCTGCCAAGTGCCAGTGGTCTTTCTGCAGAAGAAATTTTATCGTCCGAGGTAGAGGCTAAAAACCGTCGCACAAAATTATTAAATATACTAGTTAATCCAGTGGCGGCTCTATTAAAGAGAGAAAGCCCGGCAGTTATTACTTACGGAACAGATGCGCCCGACGAGAAAACCGTCGGGCAAATCTATTTACAGCATTATGATGCTGAACCTGAAGTTGATTATGTAGTAGAATCTGGTGTCGGTAATGGTTGGGTGTACCAAAAATGGTCTTCAGGCATAGCAAAATGTTCTATGTCTTTAGTTGTTACTACAACTGTTCAAACCGAGTTAGGTGAATCATTATTTAAAAATTCTACTGAAATACCTAGGATTAAATATCCATTTAATTTTATAAGCACAGCTGAATTAAAGACTCCAGCTGAAGTTGCTACAGTACAAAGTCCAGACGGTCTTGTATGGTTAGCTACGGCTAAAAACGGTACAAATACATTAAAAGAATCAGCATCTTATTATATAGTAAGCTCAAATAAGCAAGATAATAGTGCTAATTATAAAATATCAATAAGTGTTACTGGTTTTTGGAGATAATAAAATTTAAGTGGAGTAAGTTAAATGACAAAATCAATAAGAATAGGTCATGCGTCGCTTAGTGAAAATCGTACAGCTTATGGTGAAGCTGGCGACCAGGGCTATTATGATGAGTATGGCCGCCACAACGAAGAAGTTAGAATACAAAAGTATTCAGAAAAAACTATAAAAACATCAAACTTTCACACTGTACTAAGACCAAAAGATTCTGCTGTAGCGGAAAAGTCTGTTATTGCTTGTGAACAGGGTTGTAATAATAATTGTGTAGGGTATTCGCAGAATGACCGCCTTTCACTTTATAATGAAGCAGAAAAAGTTGGTTTCGACCTCTCTAAGATAACAGTTAATTGTAACACAGACTGTTCAGCATTTATGGCTGTATGCGCGATAGCTGCCGGTGTCAATGTGTCTAAAAGTGTAACTACCACATCTATGGTAAAAGCTTTTAAGGATAGTAATAAGTATAATGTTATAACTGACACTAGTTATTTTAGCGATATTAGTAAACTTGCTCGTGGCGATATATTAGTTAAGCATGGTCACACCATAATGGTTTTAGGAGATGAGGGATCTTCAGCAGATCCTAGTGTTCCAGGCCCAGAAGTTACTAGTACAATTAGCTTTTCTGGTTTAAAATTAAACGCAAATCTAACTAAAATAACAACATCTTCAATAAGTCTAGCATTAGATATTATTAAAATAGAGAATGATGAAGTAGTAGATTCAGTTGATAACACTGAGTATAATTGGTCCTATTTATTAAGTCCAATTACAGCTAAAACTGAACCATCAGCTGTATCTTTGAGTATGAAAAGTAATAATATAACAATTAATAATGGAATATCTAAAGATTCTACATATAAATTAATAATAAAAGCAACAAAAAAGTCAGATTCTACAGTATACACTTCGCCAAATATTATTTTTACTACAAAGACAAGTTTTGTGCAGTCTACTAAAACACAAAAGTTTGGTACTGGCAATTTTAATAATATAAAAAAATGTAATATGCTTATTAATATAAAAGACTCTTTTAAGCCTACTATTTTATATCATAAGGAGGAGCTATAAGAATTGGCAACACTAATAATAGGTGATTTTACAGCTGCACAGATGCACAAACAACACAGAAGAAATGATGAGCTTTATCACGAATTTTCCTACCTTACTGATGATTCTGGTGAGCTTTCTTGGTTAACAACTAATGCAAAAAATACTATATCATCATTATCCACAAATATTAATAACGTTGTTATAATGATAGGCTTTAATGATTGTGTATATAGTTGTATTTGGGATAGTGCTTATAAATTAACTGATATTACTGAAAAGTATATAAATGCAATTAATGACTTAAAAGCTCAGTATCCTAATTTAAAATTTTATGTTTGCTCTGTTATTCCTGTAGACAGTGATTATCCGCATTCAGAATGCTCAGGCGGAGCTATTTCTAAAAGCAAATTAAATGAGAAAATAGACTCATTTAATACGGAAATAAATACAGCAATAACCGACGGCAAATGTAATGTAGCAGGTTTTATAGACTGTAATAAGTATCTAAAAGAGATGAATTTTAGCACTTTTGACGGTAAACGTTACACAAGAGATGCTATTGTAGCACTAAAAAATTATATTGGATGTTATGTCGATGTATTTACCTCATTTGGTAATTTAACTAGCTTAGATGGCCCGAGATTTGACTTAAATGAATATCTTGTGTCTGGCAAACTTGTGCCTATTCCACCAAAGGAAGCTGAGCAAGACATCTATAATTATTATGCCAGCAATAAACAAACTGCTCATGAGGGCACAGGCTCTTGCCCGGCTGGAAAACTAGGTAAAAACCCACATAACCCGCATGATAAAGAGAGTTGGTTTGTACTTCCAAACTGTAATGCGTATGCTTGGGGTAGATTTGCTGAAATTTATGCAGGACTAACTGGTGATAGTGAACTTGAAAAAAATCCAATAACAGGCGAAGGTAAATTTTCGTTTATTAATAATAGCCAGGTACTTCCAGGTAAATGGGTTGATATAGCAAAAGGAGAGGGTTATACAGTTTCTTTTGAACCAGAAGTTGGGGCGGCTGCTTGCTGGCATAAAAACGACCTTGGCGAAGGTCATATAGCCATTGTTGAATATGTATCAGAAGATCGAAATACTATTATAACATCTGAAAGTGCATGGTCAAATAACTATAGTTCATGGATTGGTTATGACCCAAATAACAATTCAAAATGGGGACATTTTTTTGTTGCGGAGCGTCACCGAGGTACTAATGGTCAATGGAATGATCTCGCGCCCAACCATAGATTTGATGGTTTTATTTATCAACCTACAAATAATAGAATAGTCGTTAATAAGTCAGAAGAAACTACAGATGATACACCACAACAAGTTGTATTAGATACTGTAGCTAAATCTGATGTCACATGTTCTAATGTAGATTTGCGCAGCTATCCTGAAAAAATGACAAAAAATGCTTTATATATTTGGCAATATTTATGTGGAAAAGGTTGGTCACCTTCAGCAGTTGCTGGAGTGCTTGGTAATATGGAAGTTGAATCTGGTATGAACCCAGGTAGAGGCGAAGATGGAGGTAGTGGTTTTGGGCTAGTACAGTGGACACCGGCAAATGATACTTTAATACCTTGGTGTAATAAAAATGGTTTAGATTATACAGATATTAATGCACAGTTAGATCGAATTATATATGAAAAAGATACTAATATAGAATATAAAAAAGGTGTCGTTGGAAGAGAATTTGGAATTAAAACGTTTGATGAATTTGCAACTAGTGATAAAGACCCTTATACTTTGGGGTGTGCTTGGGCTTTTGATTATGAGCGTTCAGGAGTAGCTATTTGGGGATTTCATCGTAATATAAAAAATGCTAATGTACTGCCTCCACATAGTGGTACTAATTCAGATGGAAGTAAATGGCGACGTACCTATTGTGCTAAAAAAGATTATGATTCAAACTGTGAAACAACTTGTGAAGCTTATGAGAGCTGTTACAAAAATAGATTCGGAGAAACACGCTGCAATCAGCGAAAAGAAGAAAACAGAGATGTCTTATGTGATGAAAGAGGAGGAGCTGCAGAAAGATGGTATGAACGCTTTTCTGGAAAATCTTTTACTGCTAAAAAAGATTTTCTAGCTACAAATCTTATATTGACCAAGCAAACGCCCACCACAATTAACGCTGCATTTATAACGTTATTTGGAACATCTGGTAGTTGTAGACTTATAAATAATAAGAATGCTTTAGAAATCAATCCGACAATAATGATGTCAGACCCTATAGACAATATTAGTATTGGTACTTTTAAATGCGCTAATTTAGTTCCAAATACTGAATATACTATGCTTGTAAGTGTTAAAAACGACAGCTCTGGAGAAGAAGTATTACTCTCACAAGTATTTACAACTGAGCAGAGCCGCCCAGTACCAGTTAAAACAGCAGAACTTATCACTACGGATAACAAAATGCCTTATAACTCTTTTCAATTAAAAACTTCTAAAATTTCAGACTGGGGCTATTGGAAAGTGCATGGTAAGAAAGATACTGAGCTGAAGCAAAGTTATGGATATACTATCAAGTTAATAGTAAATGGCACTGTAAAAAAAGAAAAAAAATTAAAATCATTAAATAAACCTTTAGATTTCAACATAACTGAATATTTTGAATATATACCAAAAATAGGAGATAATATTCAGATAGGTATTCGTACTTGGACGGTAGATAATAATGGCACCATTGTTTATGATAGCCAAGTGGTAACAACGTCTAATCCTATTTGTATGTTAACAAAACCTATAGTAACTTATTTAAATACAAATTAATTGCTAAATTATATATGAAATAAGATTTCTTTGAAAGGACTTTATATAAATGGCAAAAGAATTAAAAAATACTATTGTAATTGAAAATTCTACTGGTACTGAAGAAACCTTTAATATAAATGCTGTTGAGGCAGAGCTAGCTCATACAGCTAATAAGTTAACATCTAAGTTAACTCTTACAAAAGTCAATCTTACCGGTGAGGAAAGTTCAATAGAATTTGATGGCTCTTCTAATCAAAGTTTAAAAGTTGTTCCAGCAGGTGGAGGTAGTTTTAAGGGTAGAATAACAGTTCCTAATATAGGCGACACTGTTACAGATCAAAAGTCGGTTTTGAATTGGTATGATATTAAAAATAAAGTTGTCGATGGCGCGGTAGAAGAATTAGCAAAAACTTCTATTTCTTACAGCTGGGATGGCTCTAATTTAAGCGCAGCTACTGATATACCGCAAAGTGCTTTTAATAAAATTCATAGTATAAGTATAATTACCGGTAACGAAAACAACTTAAAAAAGTTTTCAGCTTATAATAAAGTAAATAAAAAATTTTCTACTTACTTATATATAAGCAGTGGTACTGGAAATATTTATTTTGGTACTTATGACGAGACAGAACCTTTAAAATTAGCAACTAATGCTACACATATAGTTAATGAATTAAATGAGTCAGAGAGTTATGATTATGCGGAAATTGTGAAATTAGCAGAAGAACTCGATAACTTAGATGGAAAAATTGAAGAAATTAATGACTCAATTAATAACTCTTCTGAAGGTTTACTTGCTCGTCTTGATGCAATACAGCCTATAGTAACTGAATTAAATAGAACAAAAGTGCCAAATATTATAACAGACCTTGATAACATTCTAAAAGGTTCTACAAAGGTTCCTAACACTGAATTAGCAGACCTTGCTACAAAAGCAGTATCGGATACGGAAGGTAAGCCTATTCATTATAATTATTATCGATCTACTTATAAAACTGATCGTACAAATTCTATTTATTTTAGAACGGCTGCCCCAACAGATTCTGATGGTACTGAAGGGGATATATGGATTGTGTACAATAGTTAACACATAAATAAAAATAGCCTTAGTATTTTTTAGCTAAGGCTATTTTTATTTACTAAAAGTATTTGCTAAATTATATAGACTTATACTATAAGGAGACTAGAGATGTCAACTAAAATAATTAAACTAAATCGTGGCGATTCTTACATATTTAATATAGATATAACAGAAAATAATTCAACTGTAAAGCACTTATTAGGTACTAATGAGGCTGTATACTTTGCTTTATTATATCCAAATCAAAGATTTGAAGAGGCTATTGTTTTAAAAGGTTACAGTTTAGATGATCAAAATCCAGAAACAGGCAAAATTTCTATTAAAATAGAGCCAAATGATACCAGAGCTTTAACACCAGGAGTATATTATTATACTGTTAAACTTCAACGAGGCGGCACCTTGGAAGTTGTTGATGACTTTGATGATGCAGAAGAAGTTAGAACTTTAATAGAAAGAACAAAATTTATCATAAATGAATAAAATAACTGAAAAATTTATCGTATAATAAATTAAAAAATAATAAAAGTATATTATATATAATAATATAATTAATTATTATAATATATTTATAATATATTTTTTATTTGCACAGCAAAATTTTTTAGTTATTGTTGTGCAAAATTTAAAACTTAATACTGTATAATATGATGTAATTAATTTAGAGCCAATACTTATTTCTTAATGCTGGTATAACAGGATACATAAAAGTAGTGTAGTTTGGCCTTTATTATTTATTGAGTCTATGCTTATTTCTTACTATCAAGCCATATATTTTTGATTAACAGAAGCTAGACCAAAATGTACGAGCACAACATTTAAAGAAACTGTACTTATTTCTAAACAATTTTATGGGAAAATTATTTAGTCAGTTCTAAATATTGTGCTCGTTTTAATTTAAATAATAATAAAAATTAAGGAGAATAGTATTATGCAAATTAACGAAACTTTGAAGTCTATTTTAAGAACTCGTCATTATTTAGTTATTGATGATAGTGATTTGGCTACAAATAATTCAGCTTATTTAAACGCATATTTGTTAGCTAATTTCGGTATTATTGTAGATAAGCCTAGTTTTCTTACTAAGACTATGGTTAATCAGATTGACGAGGAATTTCATTTGAATGTTCCTAAGTCTTTTTATGAGAATCCTCAGGATACTAAATATTTTACTTGTGAAGAGCTTTTGATTGAGCAGATTGTTTCTTATTTTGCATATGGCTCGGACCTTGGTAGAATTGAAATTTTTAAGAAAGATCTTCCTGAATATGTTGTAGGTGATGAGCTTAAACTTAGAACCTTCTATATTATAAATAATGAAGAAGCTCGTAAAACTCTATACGATATTACGGATGCTTATTGTGCTTACACTCGTCCGTTTTCGTGTGATGAATTAGCTGAATTTCTTACTTTGTTTACTAATGGTTTTTATGATGGGTCAGAGGAAATTAAGTGTAAAGACAATGTTTTTGCGCTCCTTCCTACAGATAAAAGATTTGCTAGATTCTTAGATAAAAAAGATATTGTAAAGCTTTCTGTTCAAAGATTTGGAGATAAAGCACAATTCAAGAATTGCAAAAAGAATCCTTATGCTTGGAAAGAATTACAGATGCATTTCAGTGAAATTGCTTCTTATATTCCTTATGTAAAACATTGTCCTATGTCTAAGAAACAGGCAAAGTATTTTAATAAAATCGTTTCTCTTGGCAACCTAAAATTACCCAAAGAAACTAATGTGCAGTCCCCTGATAGAGCGGCTCTTAAAATGCTTTCCGATGGTGATATTGTTGCTGCGGCTGATATTTATGCTTCTAATGGTTCTATGTTAGAACGTCGCATTAAGATGCTTCTTTCAAGAGCAAATCCTCAGGAAGCTGTTGAAATTCTTAATATGATTCCTGCATCTAATCCTGTAGTTCTTTATCAGCTTCTTGCAACTCTTTCAGCAGATGATACTGAAGCAAGAACCTTTACTTACTTCCATAATAATAAAGTAAAAACTCACAAGGAAACTGACTATGAAGCTAAATGGCGAAAGTCTAGACTTAACGAAAATACACGTAAGTTCCTTGCTTCTGTTTGTCTTGATAAGATTAAAGAATATTACAAGTCTTTGCCTTCTCTTGGTAAGATTTATGTAGCTGATAATTTCTATAAGTTAGGTATGCCTACTAATACTTCTGCTAGCGGTAAGGGTATTGATGTACTTCCTATTGGAAGCCGTATACCTTGTACTGGAAATAATATTAGAACTTTTGTACATTGGAAGAAAGCTTTTGATATTGATTCTTCTCTTATCGTTGTAGATAAAGATGATAATTTGTCTACTATGGGCTGGTTCAATTATGGTGCAAAATCTTTTGGAAATGATATCCTGTTCTCCGGTGATATTACTGGTCCTAATGGTGCAGAGTACTTTGATATTAACCTCGACTCTCTTGCCAAAAAAGGTTATAAGTATGTAGTTCAGACTTTCCATGGTTACTGCAGTGAACTTAACAGTGGTGAGATTTATGCTGGTTACCAGAATAAAGAAAATCTTAATACTAAAGCTTGGGATCCTAAGAACATTGAGATGCAGTTTAAGGTTTATGGTGATTCTCGTGCTTGCGTAGCTTTTGCTATTGACATTCAGAATCGAGAAGTAGTCATTCTTAATCAGATTCTTGACAGTGATGATAGAGTAATTAGACCTGAAGGTTTTAAGACTATCGAAAAATACTTACAGGCTAATTATCTTGACGTTAATATTGGTATGATTGCCGAGTGTCGTGGCGAGCTTGCGGATAATCCTATGGATGCAAACGTTGTATTTGATGATACTTATGCTCCAGTCATTTCTGAAGACTCTGATGATATCGACCCTGTAAAGCAGACCATTATCAGAAGTTATGAATTAGAAAAATTAGTAGCTTTTGTTAATAATTAATATATTTTATTGTAATATATTTATAGAGACTATGCTTATTTCTTAACGCCTTTTAAGCGGGTGGTCGTTGGTTCGAATCCAACCATTTCATCTGTTAGGTGAAATGTAGCTCAGCGGTAGAGCACCTTTTAGCTAGTCCAAATATTTTTAATAATTTATTAAATTATTAATTTAATAAGTGCTAAATTTATAAAGAACACATTGTATAATAAAATACGTTAGGTGCCACGAAGCGTTGGTTTAGGCTGTGATTTAAGGTCAACGCCTAACTCTAGCGAAGAAGCAGCAGTGGTAAATGGAGTGTGATGAACAGCCTTAAATTGGTTTGTAAGTGTTGAAAACCTTTCAATGAGATAAGTAATGCTTATGAGATTGATAAAAAACTTAAAAAAATAAATTCGGTTGAACTCCGATATGTCTATGAGGATGCACTGTGGAATAGATGATTAGTTGGATGCTCCGTAAGGGTCATTACAAGGTCATTTCCTCATAGATGAACCGCCCGCAGGCCATTAACTAGCATAGGCCGTTCCGTTTTATTATTGGCGGATGATTAAGGACAGTAGGGACAACTTCGCCTGCCGAGAGAATGAAGCTCGCTCAGGTAAAAGCCATAAGCTATCTGGTAACAGAACGTGGAATTAATGATGAGAGATAAGTTGTCAGATAATCAGTGGGAAAGATTATCATTTATTCCGTAGTGAGTATAAAGCCATATTAGAATACGCTACAACGTACAACTTTGGAAACGGACGCCTGTACAGCGTGACCCAAAGGTAGCAGAGTTTAGGCATAATAGTTTAATGGTAGAACACGGCCGAGTGTTGGGCTGGGTGGCGGTTCAATTCCGAATGTTGCCGACCAAAAAGAAAAACTCTTAAAAGTATTTAGATATGAAAAAGCAAGGTAAACGAATTAGATGCTGGTCACAAGAGTTAATGATAGAAGAAAGACCGTTGGAAGTGGTTGCAAACGCGAAGCCAACCCTTGCTCCTAAAGGTGAGAGTCCTTTAGCGGAAAAAATATTTTTAAAATTTTTTTAAAACACTATAAATTTTAAGTAATTAGATTGTATAATATAACGCATAGAGCCAATGCTTATTTCTGCTGAATAGCGATCATCTTTTAAATGAATTTAGCTTGGCCTTTATATGCGGGATTGGCGGAATAGGCAGACGCAAGGGACTTGCTTGATGACATAGTGTCTATCTAGTAGGGGCAGTACCTACATCAAGTACCAAAAATCCCTCGGTAGTGATACCGTATCGGTTCAAGTCCGATATCCCGCACCAGACCTTTATGTTTTTCAGTTTCTGTTGAATGGGTTAAATAGAAACGACCGTTTTGCTAGTTTTAAGTGCATAAACTAGTTTATGGACCATTAGCTCAGTTGGTTAGAGCTCCCGGCTCATAACCGGTCGGTCCTAGGTTCGAGTCCTAGATGGTCCACCATATATACGCCATTAGCTCAGCGGTGAGGGCACTGGTCTTATACACCACGGTAATCTTCGGGATTGCGAGGTTCGACTCCTCGATGGCGTACCAAAGAGTGAGAATTTAGAGGTAACGATGTAGCACACTCTTCTATGAAAAAAGCAACCTTCGTTACATATGGCGCGTTGGTCAAGCGGTTAAGACACCGCCCTTTCGTTAGATTAGCCAAAAGGTAAGGCAGGCCACTAGAGATAGAGGTTATGTGTCAGTTCGAGTCTGACATCTAGCACCAACGGCGGTATCACGGGTTCGATTCCCGTACGCGTCACCACAGGGGTTATAATTAGTGGATAAGGTTCCCCAGCAGAAAAATGCCCATTCCATAGGATAGTAACCTTAATTTATAGAAGTAGTTTATTCATATGGTCACAGTGCCGCGGGCAAGGTTTAAATGAAAATATAAATTAAAATAACTTTTATTTATTGGGCAGTAGCCAAGTCGGTAAGGCAACGGACTTTGACTCCGTCATTTCGCTGGTTCGAGTCCAGCCTGCCCAGCCAAAATTGTGGAGGAGTACTCAAGCTGGTCGAAGAGGACGCACTGCTAACGCGTTAGGCCCGAAAGGGTGCGGGAGTTCGAATCTCCCCTCCTCCGCCAAATTATTTATTTAGAGGTACTTTATGAAGGTAAAGTTACAGTGCCCAGAATGTAATCACGAATGGGAATCTAATTATTGGAAATGGATCTTGAAAGCTCCTTTTCATGAATTTGTGTTTTTCCGAATGAAAGACTATAGAAGAACAAAATGTCCTAAATGTGGTAAAAAGTCTTGGATAGCACGAACTAGATAATATCTGCGTAATAGTTTAACTGGTAAAACACCTGACCTAATCTGTTGGGAGACACGGTTCGAGTCCGTAAGCGTAGTGCTATATAGTATTTTAATAAGTTCCCACTGGGTGGACTGGGGCGGGAATATCGTTGGACGTGAGAATCAGCTAATCGTCACCAGGGAGTAGAGTAGCCGTGCCCCTGTATTGATACTGGTAGTGCTTTATTGATAAAAGATAAACGTATTGTTAAAGGATGCTACACTGGTAATCTGGTGAACAATGTAAGTAGTCCACGGTGAATTTTATAGGTCGTTGGTGTAACGGTAGCATGACTGGCTCCAACCCAGTTGGTCAGGGTTCAAATCCTTGGCGGCCTGCCATTAATATAATCTTTCTGAGGCGGCAGAGTACACTTAAGAGACGAAGCAATGCCAAAGGGCCCCCGAACTGTGGTGGAAGAAGTAAAGGCTGAAAAAATGATCGGTACCACGAGAGATTCCCGCTGACTTGTGTTACAGTGGTGAGACTGAACGCCGACCTTCACAAGAGGTACCTAACGGGTTAGTAAGCAAGAATCGGGTCCAGGATGAGGAGTGGCTACGCAGACCAACTTAGTAATTTATCATACCATGCACGTCCCCGTATGGAGAGTGCTAAATACATGGTCGTAAGTGAAAATAGTGTCTAGGCGTAGAGTAAGAAAGCTTATATTATTTTTTAACTATATATGCGGAGATAGTTTAATTGGATAGAACGCCGGCCTTTTGGTCGGAAGTATAGGTTCAAATCCTACAACCGTAACATAAGGACATCCTTCCTGATATTTAAAAATCACACAAATGGATCGAAGCTTAACGTAATCGGAGCGTACGGTGTTAGTCACACAAATCTTAAACGTATGACTGGTTTCTATGAAGGGTAAAGAGATAAAGGTTTCCCTTAATCTGGACCGACCAGAGTAGATGTGATACTACATAAACAAAAGCCTAACCTGATTTGATTTATGTCAGTCAAGGGGTCGACTCAACTGCAGAACGAGTTACTCATAAATCTTTTTCTTTATAAAATAAATTCTTAAATAAATTCTTGATGCTCTGCTGCGACATAAAGATGTTTTGTACTGTATAATATTAGTACAGTCAATAAAATTCTAATATCTTTATGTATCGAAGGGAGTAAATAATGAGTATTATTTTTAAGATGCTGAAGTATCTGAAAAACTACAGTAATCTTATAAAAACGTGCACAATTATTGCACTTGTGATTATAGTAGCTATACAAGCTATTAGTTTTACTAGTCACAGATCTTCATATAAAGAAGAAGTATCGGTATTACAAACAGAACTTGATTCTTTAAGAAAACAAAATGAAGAGTTAGAAACAAAAGTGTCTGAGCAAGAAGAGACACTTGTTGAGAATGAGAAAGTCCTTCTTGACAAGGACGCACAAATCCAAGAGCTTAAAAAAGAATTACAGGAAACTAAGAAGGTCGTTTCACAACAGAAGCAGATAGTTTCAAATTCTTTTAAGGCTGATGGTAATTATAACCAGGCTACTAAGGTATGGAAATCATTAAAAGCTTTAGGTCTTAATGATTACGTGTGTGCAGGTATCATGGGTAATATTATGGCAGAAGTTGGTGGTCAAACGCTTGATATTTCAAGATGGCCTCAGTATAGTCAAAAAACTTATTATGGTATTTGTCAGTGGGCTGGCAGTAGGAAACAAAGACTTCTAAATGATTTTGGCACAACACTTGAAGACCAGATAAGGTTTTTATCTGTTGAATTGTTTGAAGTAATTCCGAAAGGCAATTCTTTCTATAATATGCAAGATGAAAAAGAAGCAGCATTGTATTTTGCAAAATATTATGAGAGATGTGGGTCT